TAAACAACTACATTTGGATTATTTTTATTATTTGATTTAGTTTCATTTACTAAAATAGTGCCAGATTTCATAAATTGGACACCTTCAATTTCACCCGCTTTAGCCCATCGATATGCTGTTATATAGGATACACCCTTCTCTTTTGCCCATTTAGATAGTTTCATAATTTAATTTATTATAAATACTAAAATATTTTGAAATATTCAATAAAAATTGATATTATTTGATAATAATCTTATTGAAATGTTTTAACACCCACCGCCACTCGTTTTTGTTAAAATGTGAAAATTTTGTAATTAATAATCATATTCACCTAATTTAAAATTAAAATCTCTGTTAAATATCCTTCACAAACCCAATCAGGACTATAAGGAATAATCAAAAATTCTTTATTTTTATTAATCGATAATTTTATTTCAAAACTATCAATGCTTTCGATATATTTATTTAATTTAACATATCCAATATTAAATATTGTTGTATTAAATTTTTCACATATTTTATTTACAACATCATTATTGGTGTTATGTTTAATTCTTAAATGAACACCTTCCAATTTTTTTTTACCCCCATCCCAATAATTATCACCCGATAAAAACCAACTCATGATATTTTTATTTATATTTTTCCTTATTTACTTTAGGATCAACTTTTTCCTAATAATCAACATATTTATTTACTTGCTCATCAATATTTAGTTCTTTACCATTTTTATTTCTATGAAAAGAAGTTAAAATAATCCCACTCATATCATCAGCATGATATATACCTAAATTATTAAAATATGAGACAATCGAACCATTATGCCACAAATCTAATTCATTGCGAATCATAGTACCAAAACCATGATGGGCAAGACCAACTGCTTTATCTTCATCATTATTTAACCATTCTTGAACGTCTTGAACATTTAAGGAATCCAACCATGCAAATGCATCTTCAAGATTTTTAATTTCAGTTTTTTCCATTTATAATATTTACAATTTCTTTACTTGAAACAATTTCACATTTTTCCATTATTTCTTCAATTCTTCTTTTTGGAATGTCATAATGGTTCTTGTGGAACCACACCTTTTTAATATTCAAATCTACTGCCATTTTATGTAGATTTTCAATACTGTATGGCAAACATACTAAATGTCTATGAGAATCGCAATAATATTTCAAAATTATTTTTCTTCGTTTACAATCCACCTATTTAGATGCTTTGCATCTATTTCAGCAAAGAAATCAGCACTTCCCATATCAGAAATTGGAACTTCAAAAGTTATAAATTTATTGAAAGGTATTTGACCTTCATTCTCTACAGTTATTTTTGCTTTATAATATGCTAATCCTTGCCTGATGAAATCAAATTTAGCTTTTGGATTTTGTTTATATAATTCTTTTTTTATTTCGTTAGTTGTCATTGTATTAAAAATTTTTAATTTATCTATTTTTTAGATCATTATAGTCCATTTTTCAGTAAAAATACAATATCTTCTTTTAATTTACAAATATCTACAATATTTTTTTCAAATTTATTTTTTGATTTTTCAGCAATCAATTTTACTATAGTTTGATCGCCATCTTTATGATAACGATCAAGTAACTCTGGAAACAACCTTGCGTATCCAATAGCCACACTTCTCAATATGGTTTCCATCACCCATTTCTTTTACTTTTTTCTATGTTATTATTATTATTATAAATAACTTATAATCAATTACTTGTGGAGCATATGGGAATCGAACCCATCTCCAATAGTGTAATAAATAAACAGTCATTCACAAGTTTAGTTATTTAAAGCATAACTGCTTTGGATTTTATTCCTGCATCAAATTGTTTTTATTAAATCTTCTAAAAACAAAAAAAGAAGTTCATAATTATAAATGAGAGAGGATACCTTGTACCCTTACTCTCTGATACCACAAAATCCTTACGGATTAAGCAGCCATTAGCATTTCTGCTTCACTTATTGTTCGTTACCAATTATTAACAGGTAGAGTAACTTCCCTGTACTTGCACTGTTTACTAATCACCTACTGTCAAATCCAGTATGCCCCAATTGTTATATTGAATATGAGGGATTCCCGATTCTCCACCCTTTGTAATTACTCAAAGATTCCATATATATCTTTTTTTTTGGAGTAACTAATAATTACAGCGTTTTATTGATCGTCTATGCTATTCAATATAATATATATACTCTACCCTCAAGTTTGATTTACAGGGACAAGAGGGAATCAGTAGTAGCGGGGGCTGGAATCGAACCAGCGTTAAACCGTATTTCAGGACTCCGTGCTTATGAGACAGGCGAGATACCAACTTCTCCACCCCGCAATATATTATAAATACTTTAAATAAACATTGCAGACTTTACTGCCAAAACGTTTTAATTTCTCCTTAAAAGGGTATATGTTTATATTAGTAGCGACGACAGGAATCGAACCTGCAATCTCCCTCTCTATACGAGGGTGTTGTCGCCATCTAGTCTATAAAACTAAACCTCACCTATACGTACTCGGATCAGTTTTAAACATTTCTTTCATCCAACAAAAGATAATGGCCTATTACCCCTTGATATGTTGGAAACGATGACTTTCCTATTTCAACTACATCGCAATAGTTTTTGCTAAATAGACAGGATTCGAACCCGTATTTCCCCCTTAACGGGGGTGTCTTAATCCCTTTAGACGACTATTTAAACATCAATGCTACGCTACCACTTCACAATTGATGTCATCCGAATATCTTTTTACTTAGTTTGGTAGAACCTTTTATTAGATATGCCAGATTGTTTTTAATATATATCAGAAATATCCTTTGTTATTTCTGGTAATCTATTTTTTTTGAGTATATTATTTGCTTCAAGCAAAGCATCATTTAAAACAGACACTAATTTTTTTAATTTTTTGATTTTTAAATCTTTTTCGTTACTCATTTTTCAAATAATTTAATAATTAAAATACAAATTGTCGCCTTGTACCGAGTATGCTCTTGAATTGCATTCATTTTTAAAACGAACATCAATCAAGTACGCCTACGTGCCACGTTAACACTTACGAGTTACCGGTGATTAGGTTTCCCTCAATTTGTATCTTTATATACGTAATTTATTTAATTTAGGTTACAAAAAAGATATAATATTATTTTATTTTTCTTTTATATTGTCACTATCACTGAAAACAGAACTATTGTTAATAGCTTCAATAATATCTGCTTTATTCGTTTCTAAGTAAATTAAATCTTTTAGATGTTTAACTGCACTAACAAAAGATTTATCGTTAACCAAATATTTTAATTTTACTCTAATTGCTTCTTCTGGTGTTAATTAATAATTTTCTTTAATTAAATTCAACGTTTTAATTAATTCTTCATTACTAAATTTCATTTTCATATAATTAATACCTAACATAACCCATTGAACATTATCCTTCGTATATCCTTTCTTACTATCTATTCTGTCCAATGAAGGTGTTTCATATAAGATTGTTTTATTACCAAATTCAATATCAACATTAGTAATAGCACATTTATTGTTTTGTTTAACCTCAAGTAAATCTTTTATAAAATTGAAATCTAAATTGAAACTATAATTAGCTTTTTTTGCTCTCCTTTTTATATCATATAAATATCTATTTAATGGATGATAGTTCCAGCGTTTACATTCATCACAACAATATCTTTTTGTTTTATTTTTTATATCATTTAGTGAAATATAAACAATTACATTACATTTTGGATTAGAACATTTTTCTTTTATTATTCTTCCCGCTTTTTTATTTGGTTTTCTATTTGCAAATTTTGTTATATATTTTTCAGGATTATCTTCTTTATATTTAATAACCTGTTTTAATACGGTTTCTTTATTTATTTTATAATGTTCTTTTCTATATTTAGAATGACATTCTTTACAAGTAGAATTATAACCATCTTTCTTTTTTTTGTTTTTACTGAAAGATTTTAAATCTTTAGATAAACCACACTTACAACATTTTTTTTCCATAATATTTTATTATAAATACTATGGGTTTCCAAAAACATCATCTATTTATTAAATTTATTTATGTTTTTGGAGAGCACACTCGGTACGATTCGAACGCACGACACATAGGGCTGGAACCTACCGCTCTGACCAGACTGAGCTACGAGTGTATAAAAACAATATTTCAAAGAACAATTTCTTTTTGCCGTCCACGTGGGAATTGAACCCCTCCTTCACCGTGACAGGATGCCATGCAAAACCATTACACTTCGCAGACGATTAAATGTTGATTATGGGCTCAACATTTAAAACCTTTGTAGAATTCCTACCAAAGGTAGGGATTAAAGAACATTGTTAAACTCTTGGTCAACCAATTGGTTGTGCAACAATTACCACGTGCAGGTGGTTTAACTATAATTGTCTACTGCCGCAGGGACTCGAACCCTGTACACCAACGTGAAGGGCTGGTTGCTCACCCATTGCATTCGGCAGCATTTAAAATATACAATATTTCCATATTATTGAAAAAATCACATATTTTTATTTTATTTTGTAGGGGTAATGGGATTTGAACCCACGAATCCTTCCTTATGAGAGAAGTGCCTTAGGCCGCTTGGCTACACCCCGATATGTATTAAACTTATCATCTGAAACTTTATTCGTACAATTGAACCGACTATTTCACCTTGCGATGGGTGTGTACTAACATTATACTATCCCTGTATGAGTCCACCCACTTGGACTTGAACCAAGAACCAACATCATGTAAAAATGCCACTCTACCAAATTGAGTTATGGGTGTATAATAATAACAACATGTCAAAGAACTTTTTTGTGGAGACGGTGGAAATCGCATCCACCACACGAAAATTGCAAGTTTTCATCGCCAAGGCTTTGGAACATGCGCCCCCATTTTAATAATAACAATATGTCAAATAACGTTTATATTAGATATAATATATTTTAGTACCTCTGACAGGAGTTGCACCTGCACGACCCATTACGGAATCATCAGGGTTTAGGCCTGACGCGTCTACTAATTCCACCACAGAGGCGTTTTAAGTCACTCTCTGTGCCACATAAACCTTCGCTATATATATTTTCTCTTTTCATTTCTTTTAATTATGTATAAAACAAAAAACCCGACTGTTTAGATCGGGTTTCGAATTTCTTTTTGATTACTCTTTATTCAATTGTAATCTTATTCATTACCCGACAAGACATGCGTTCTGCATCATCTTCCAACCATAACATGGCTGCGACTGCATCTACTACTAATACTACTATGTCGTTTAATGTTTTCATTATTTTCGAACTTTTTATTTTTTTTTTATATTGTTTAACTTTAAATACGTTGCAAAGATAAAAAAGGTTACGGAAAATGTCAAGTTTTTCCGTATTTTTTTTATTTATAGAATAAAATTAATTTATAATCATCTTTTAAATCTTCTTTTTTTTCCTCTTTAGGTTGTTTTTTAGGGAATTTTGGAATAGAGTTTTTTTTTCTATACATATCTGTATTGACATATTCTTGTCTAAAAATACCTATAGCGTAGAATGGAACTCTAACTTGATATATAATTCCATTATTATTGTCAAATATTCCAATATCAAAATATTCATATTTTGTTGCAGAATCTGCATAATTAAAATTCATGGGATATTTTGGAACTCCATGTCGCCAAATGACATATCCAGAAGGTACAGTACTTAGATCAAACTTTTCTTCATATATATAATGTTTCTTAGGATAAGTTTTAGAGTTTTTAAATTTCTTATCGATAAGAATAGGTCCGAATGCTAATAATAACACAGCAATAGCAAAAAAACCTATAGATATTAATGTTAATTTATTTTTAATTAAAAATTTTAGTATTTTTTTCATAGTTAATATTTAAAAGGACAATCGCTTCCATTATAATAAATAATAGCAAATGATTTTATATTATTATCAGGAATTATATTAGTTTTATCAATATAATCTTTTAATGCTAATTCTATTTCATTTATTTCACAATAAAATATAACATCATCGGCATCATATTCATAGTCTTTCGTATAAATAAATCCTAAATTACCAAAATAATCTTTATGTGGTTTCCATTTATTTATATATTTATCCCATTCACTAAACATAATTTCATCCCATTCACAATCATCATCCCAACTATATCCCAATATTTCTGATATTTCTTTTAATTTATCCATATTTTGTAAATTTTCATTTAATTTTAATGAATATCCACAAATTCTACTATTACAACTCATAATTATCTCTTATTTTCCTTAAATGCTTCTTTAGTTTTATCTGAAAAATTTCTTAAATAAGTTAATCATTTATTTATTAATTCATAAACCAATTCTATTCCATCATTAGTCATTTCATAAAAAACATCGAACGATTCCTCATCTTCATTTAATAAACCCATTTCGACTAGTTCATCACAAATTGCCCAAGATATTTCATTACCGTCAACATCTTCATCTATCATTGGATCACGTTTTTCAAATTCGCATTCTTTGCCGTTTTCGTAAATAACAATTAATGTTCTTATGTGCTCATCATTAAAATTATAAAAAACACATAATGATTTTTCTGCTTTATTATAAGATATTGTCTTTTTCATTTGTCAATAATTTTTTTAAAATTTATCATATAATCATAATTTGAGTTTTCATTATAAACGTTAATCAATCGATTATAAATAAATTCTAAACATCTTTTATCGTCCGTTCTCAATTTACTACCTTGTGGAGCGGGAGTAGTTTTCTTTCTTTCTATTTTATCATAAAAATGCGATCCACAAATTGGACATTTTCTTTTTTTAAAAAACCAAAAACCGTTTTCAAATTTATATTCAGGTGCACTAAAACCACAACAAACACATTTTAAATATTGTGGTTTTACATTTGTTTTATTTTTGCCTTCCGTTAACATAATATTTAGAAATTATATTTAATTATTATTTTATGTTTTCAACTCTAACATGATAACCATTATTTGAATAGTCAAAAATAACCCCATCGTTATTAATTATTCTATTACCATAATTAGCCCCTTTTTTTTCGTTTTCGTTTAAAACTTTAATTACATTTTCACTTAATTTAGTTTCCATTTTTTTTTGATAATTTAAGATAATTCTTTAAAAATAAATTTATGTTATCTCTACCAGCAGGGTTCATTGAATGAGAAATCCAATTTGGTAGTTCTAAATTATTGTCAATACAAAAATCAACCAGCCATTTAGCACAATCCATTCCAGTTTTTTCTTTGAAATTATCTGTTTTCATTATGTCTTCTATCGATAAATCGTGATCGAATGCTATTAGAGTAGGAAATGCTTTATGCGTTTTCCAATTTTTTGTAACATAATCAACAAATTGGTCATAATTACGCACGATTTTCCAATCATCATTTAAGAATTCTTGAAATCCTGTATATGGATATGCCTCACGTGGATCACGGATGTCATCAAGAAATAATTTATATTTTTTCGCAATTTTCATTATAAAGTCTTCTTATTACTGAATATATATACGCATTTTCTGATTTTAGGTTATGTTTAACGTCCAAATATTTAATATAATTCAACTTTAAATGATTTTTTAAATTTTGGAACAACAATTTTTTTATTCTTAATATTAAATAGAATAGCTTTATTTTTTTCAAATTCGCCAAAAGGAAATTTATTGTAAAAATCAATTCCTATCCACAATTCTTCATTATTTTCATCTTCAAATTCTTTAATTAATGCCGATTCTTCCAAATAATGAACATATGTCTCAGTTTTATACACAATTATAAGCATATACATATTAACAATAATATCATCATCACCAATAGATGATCCAGAAATTAAATTTATATTATTTCCATTCATAGGTTTAAATTTATTTTTTTTATGCAAGATACAAAAAACAAAAAAAACTTGCAAGTAATCTCACAAGTTTTTTTATTATGGACAAATTAAAACATTTAATCTTCGTCAAAATCATTTTTAATTAAAGATTGAATGAATCTACTATACATTTCTTTATCGGTTTTTAACCAATCAAGATCAACTTCTTCACCATTTTCATCTAGGGTTAATATAGTATCTATAGAATTATAATCAATTTTTGGTTCACTTTTAACATTTCTGCCTTCTAACAATAATGTTAATTCATATTCTTTACCTAAAAATTCATAAAACAAATGTATTTCATAATATAATTCACTATTACCTACATTAAATATATCATTTGGATTTTCATTATCTTTTTTTGAACCAACGACTTCTGAGAATTTAATTGCATCAGTATTGTTTGTTAAAATATCATTCACAAAATTTACTTTAAAATCTTTAGAATCCACCACAGATTTTTTAGCGTCGGAAGCCTCTTTAATATCTCTACTAAGATAATCAAACCTATTTATTTCTTCGTTTATTATTTTGATTAACTTTTTAGTGTTCATATCCATTTTTACATTTTTATATAAATACGAATGGATGAATGAAATATTTGTAAATTTCTATTAATGTAATAGTATGTATTAATTGATCAAAACCAATCATAGAAAAAAACAATTTTTCTTTTTTATTTTTCCAAAAATAAGAAGTTGCTTTTGATGTGAAAAAATCTGTTAACCAATGAGTAATAAATAAAACAAATAAGAATTCTATATATTGAACATCAAATCCAATTAAGAATGCTATAGGAACAAAAGGTAAACAATAATTAAATACATGATAAGTCAACCAATAAATTGACTTGCTTTTATTTTCAGCCATTTCTCTTGTTTGAAATATAAAATCTCCAATAAAATGAAGCGCGAATATTAAAATTAAAACATTTAATGTATCCATTATATTATTTTTTTATTCAGAATTATATTTTTTTTTTATTTTATTAGTATTTATGAGAAAAGCAGTTCCCGAAGCATTAATGGAGGGAATAGAGGGTTTAGCAGTAAACCCATTTAAACTTTATGTTTAAAAAAGGAATAATATTCAATATTATTTCATACTGTATCCATTATTCTATTTTTTTTGTAAAGTTAAAAAAAAACTAAAAAAAAGTCAAGTAAAATAGTAACCATTTTTTTATTGATGCGTATTTATAATTATAATGGCTATTGCTTAAAAAAATAAAATTAAGTTAAGTCCGTGATTATCGGGTATAGTCAAAGAGAATTTTCGGATGCTTGAAAAGTTAAGTTGAAGGTTCTCTAAAAAAAAGTCAAAAGTTTTTTTGAAAACACTTGACAAGTAAAAATAGAATTACTATATTTGCACCTGTTATGTACCACATGATTGGTGCAAATAATATATAAAAACATAAAAAGCATTAAAAATGAATAAAATAGTTAACATAGTACATCAACCCCAACATCAGCCACAACTGTTGAACGGGCGTTCTATGCTTTAGCTATTTTGGAGACATTCAATCTAACTATCAAGACCCCGTTCGAAAGTTCGGGGTTTTTTTGTGTCTAAAATATAGTAGAGAGTCTAAGGTAGCAACGATGGCTTGGACCCATCGGGTAGCGGGTTCGATTCCCGCTTACTATACAAAGTAAAGTGAGATTACTGTCTGTATGCATCTCATATACAAGTGCACTTGTAAATACGCTGGACAAAATATCAGGATGTTCCACAGTTGGCCATATGGACTAGTTTTGGGAACTAGTTTTCGTGAGTTCGAATCTCACCATCCTGACGTAATTATCTGAGTTTAAGATTATTATATGTTCTTTGAAATAATTTTAGTTCAAAACTAAGTTTTTAGACAACTAATAGTATTTATATTAAAAAAAAATATGAGTACTAAAGAAAAGATTATTAATTGTATTAAAAACAGTAAATCTAAAAATGAATTTAATTTAAAATATTTTGGTTATTCAAATAAACATTCTTATGAAAAATTAAATCAATGGATAATTAAATTTAATGTTGATATTTCACATTGGGTAAAAGATTCTAAATATTGTCTTGAATGTGGTAAAGAATTAAATTCTAACATTAAAAAATTTTGTAATTCTTCTTGTTCTGCTAAGTTTAATAATAAAAAAAGAAAACTTTCTGATGAAACAAAAAAGAAAATTAGTTTATCATTAGCAGGTAAAAAGAAAGAATATTGTTCAAGATATATAACAAAAAAAAGAAATTGTGTTTACTGTAAAAAAACTTTTAATGTTAATAGAATTAAAAATGGTACATTTAGTAATTCAAAATGTTGTTCAGAAAATTGTCGAAAAAAACATAAATCAGTAATGAATAAAATTTCTATGGAAAGAATTATTAAAGAAGGTAGACATCAGGGATGGAAAACTAGAAATATTATTAGTTATCCAGAAAAAATTTTCATTAAAGTATTAAAAAATAATAATATTGATTATCAACATAATTATTCTATCTTAAAAAAAGATTTGGGTGTTAATGAACCATATTCATACTTTTTAGATTTTTATATTTCTAATAAAAATATTGATTTGGAAATTGATGGTAAACAGCATAGATATAGAAAAGAACACGATAAAAAAAGAGATAATATTTTAAAAAAAAATGGTTTTAATGTATATAGAATACATTGGAAAAGTATTAATACAAAAAAAGGAAAATTATATATTGAAAATGAAATTAAAAAATTCTTAGATTATTATAATTCAATTTAACAAATAACTCAATATGTAAACATAAAAGTAATTTTGAAGGAACGCAAAATAAAATTATGTTGGGTGTTTGAAGACAAGGAATCTTCATTCAAAAGTTCGAATCTTTTCATATTGACTGTGTAGGTAGCTTAATGGTAAAGCGCATGATTGTGACTCATGTATATGGGGGTTCGATTCCCCTCTTACACCAAAAAGTGTGATATATTGCTCATTTAGTTGTTATTTGTTTTGATTTATGAAAAAACATCAAAAAAGTGTAATATACTTCCTATTATGATGGTTTAGTGTAATACGATAACACGCTTGGCATGATGGCTGAGAAATATTCTGTTCGAGTTAGAATTTGCGTCCATATGGTGTTTGTATTGTAATGGTAACATACCGTGCCGTGAACACGGAGTAGACGGATCGAAACCGTCCTTACACCCAAATGTTTAATATATTACAGAAATATTTTGTCCTATAGCACAACTGGCAGTGCAACTCCCTTTGAAGGAGAAGGTTTCAGGTTCAAATCCTGATGGGACAACAATATTTTGATCTATGGAATAGTTTAATTGTGCTGAAAATTCCTATGATGCGGTTGATTTGATTATGAAAATAAATGTTGCTGAGAATATGTTGTTTGGTTATCCAGATAAAACAACAAGAGATACCACTACACATAAAAATATATATTCAAATATTAAAGGTAAAGATTATATTTTACCAATATTAAATAGAATAAAAAATCTTGCTCAATGGGCAATCGATAATGGATATAGAAAAATTAATGTTGCTTAATTAGACAATTTATATGATTTTCCACATTCTGTACAAATAACTTCTTTTGTGTTGGGATTATAATAATGAATTGTTGTAACTGCTTCACACATATCGTTTATTTGATTTTTATGTTTTTTTCTACATTCTCTACTATCACAACTTTGTACAAATAATTTCATAATATTTTTCATGTTAATAATATATACGGATAAATATTTTATTGGGTTACATTTAATTTTTATGTTTTTTTATAACTATTTATATAAAAATATGTGTTAATATATTAAAAAAATAACATCTATTAAATTGTAAAAAATGTTTCATATTTAGTTGAATTAATAGAGAACACAAAAAATGATTGTAATATATACGCTGAACATTAAAAAATGATTAATGAATTAAAAGAAGCATTTGAAAGCGCAAAAAAAATCATTTACGAAAAAAAAGAACTAATGATTGATACGTTTCCAGTTGTTCATGAATTAGAAGACGGTATTGTTATTAAGTTTTTTTCTAAATGGGAAGATAGTGTTTATGATAATATCAAAATAAAAAAGATTGCCAATTTAAATGATACAGAAGAAAAAATATTTTTAGGGGTTATTCCTAAAGGTATTAAAATAAAGGCACGATCTAACGACTATATGGAATGTTTTATTTTATTAGATGGGCAACTTTCAATAGATATTGAAGGTGACTATAAAATGTTAGATCCGCTTACTAAGATATGTGTTGAACCACATAAAAAATATAGTGGAGAATCATATAAAGATTCATATTTCGTTTTAATTACCAAAATTTTCTAGGACATTTAGATTTAGGGCTTCTTACCTTTGCTGGCATATAACAACCACAAATAGCACATCTTTTATTTGTTTTTAATTTATCACAAATAGTCTTATCGGCACAAATTTGAATACGTTTTTTTGCTAAATCTTCAATTGTTTTATTAGCCCAAATATAGTTTTTCCAACCAAAAAAAATTTCTTCTAAAATTGTCATATATTTTATTTTTTTCATCAATACAAATTTATGTTAAAAATATTTAATTGTCAACATTATCTATATATAATTCTTCCCCCTCTTTGAATAATTAAATTATATGCAGAATTGCCTTGTGATTCAACAATTGCATTATGCAATATTTGCTGTGAATTAAAAGCCACATCATAAATTCTTAATTTTTGAATTCCACCATTAAATGATTTATCAAAATTTTGTTGAATTAATAAATCATCTTTTCTTATATCTTTATTTAATGCATCAGAACCAGAATATTTCCAATCATTAATAAAGAAAGTGAAATCGTTTTTTAAATTTACGTTTGAATTAATTAATAATCCAATAAAAATTGTTTGTACTGCACTATTATCTTTTAATTTAAATTTCAAGTTTAATGTATTCCATTTATTTGTTCCAGTTACAACACCAATAGCTGCCAATCTATTTATTTGTTCTTGATTTTCTGGAACATTTGCAGGATAACCGGTTGGCCCACTAATAAGTAATCCACTAATTGGATCATAATATTGATATTCTTGTGAAAGAATTGGATATGGTGCATTTTGTGCTGCCAGATTATTATCGGATGGTGTTATAGGATTTTTATATTTTGTTTCACTAATTATTTCGATGTCTTCTGTACCATAAACAATTAATGAAATACTATTGTTAGTAACACTATTATTACTATCGTATTTATTAAAAATACCGGTATCATATATTTTTACTGATAAATTATATTCTCTGTTTGATAATATTTCAAACGGTTCGGTATGTTCGATATAATATTGATTTGAAGGTGTTTGTGCTGTAGTACCAGTATAATCTACTCTAAATACGGTTATCGGATCGTTATTTTGATCTACAAAAGTATTACTATCACCACTAAATGTAATTTCACCAAAAGTTGCACCAGTATGTGGGTTTATATTAAAAGGATATAATTTAGAGATAAAATAATCTAAAATATATTGTGTGGTTTCACCACTATATAAATTATGCGTATCAATATCATAATGACAAGAATGTTTTAATCCGTAACTACCACCACCCCATGAAATGTTATATGGTACGCCTAATTGTTTTTCTCTATCATTACCAATTGCTCTAAAATAAAATTCATCAAAATCCTTTTCTTTCCAAAATAATCTTCCATTTACATAAAATGATAATGTACCTTTTCTTCTTGGATAACAATTAGGCATTGTTGGATCATAATTTGCTATTGGTCCATCAGGGGTAAATGAAATTGCGATTATTGTCCATCCACTTATTATATTTAACTGATTTGATGAAGTATTGAATCTTATTAAATTATTTCCATCAATTAATTGATAGTATAATCTTTTATCGTCAGTAATACCAAATGCAATTATGTTATTTTTTGTATTTGCGGATTGATTAACTTTTACCCAATCTTGTTCCATATTCAATCCATCATCTAATGAACCAAATGCGTTTTTTAATACTTCTTTTTCGACATATTCATGTAAATAATGATTTTCACTTGTTGATACACCAGACCAACCAGTGATTGTTTCAGAAATAATTGCATTAGGACCACTAACACCAGTATTTACTGTTTCATACTGGGTTGAAATTGTTTTTTTTGTTTCGCCAGAAAAATAATCATTATATTTATCTTCAGCACGTAAACCCATATGATAGAATATTCCAGAAGAATCAGAATAAAGATTTATTATTGTTTCAATAGTTATGCCATAATTATATCTTGATGGAAATTGTTCGAAATTGTATTTTTCTAATTTAAAAAATCCTTGTAAATATCCTCCACTTAATGCAAAATAATTACCAACATCTTCTGTAGTGATGGCAGATAATGGATACAAATCATACATAGTATCACCACTATATGGTGAAATACATTGATTATAACCTACGCGATAAAGAGTAACGTTGGTATCTTGAGGTGTAAACGTTAATCCACTGTACATTCTATCTACTCTTCCGTTATCATATCCTGTTAATCCAAAATCATATAAATTAAGATTGTCAGATACGGCATTTTTCCATTTAGTTAAACTAACAGAAGTAAATCCTGTGTTATAATCCCACGATTTTTCGTTAGTTAAATCAATGTGTATTGCTAGATTATCAGTTATTATCCCATTTAAACAATTTAAATCCATTATGTCGTTTCTTTTTTATAAATACATATCTGTTTCGCAATTTATCATGTATTTATAAAAAAGTATAATGTGCTATGGAAAAATCAAACAAAACTCTACTATTCGAAAGAATGAAGAAAATCGGAGGTATGCCATTAAAAGAAGATATTTATAGTGATCAAGGGGTTAGTAGTAATATGTATGCTGAAAAATCAGGTGTTGGCGAAGGCATTATTAGAAATCTGGTTAGCAATATTGAAGAAACCATGCGTTATTTAGATAATATGTTACAACAATCGCCTGAATTTTCTACCGACATCGCTAATATTAAGAAAAGATTATCCCTTGGCTTAGATAATGCAAAAAGATTTATAGGGGAATCTTACCAACCAATGAGCGAAAATGAAGATAAATGGATGCAAAGTGCTGTTAAGCATAAAGGTGCTTTGAGTAAAAAATTAGGTATTCCAGAAGAAGATGATATTCCAATGGAAAGAATTAATTCAGAAATAAAAAAAATAGATGCAAAATATAAAGAAGGAGAAAAAATGAGTGCGGATGATAGAGAATTTAAACGTCAATTAAATTTAGCAAAAACATTCAAAAAAACAAAGTAATGAATTTCAACGTAGCTATTGATAAACCACAAGAAAGAGTAATGAAAGAAGAAGAAGTAAATGAATTTTTCGATTACTTAGTGGAATTATATGGTCCCAATATTAAATCAAAAGCAACAGAAATAGTTAATGTTTTAGTCGAATATTTTGGTATGAAAGGTAATAATACCGTTTCTCATTTTGATCTTGGGGCTAGTAAACTTTCTAATATTTTAGGAATGCAAACAGATGATGTTAAAATAGATATTGGCCCATATTTTCAAAAAAAAGGAATGCGTATTGAAGAAATTAAACGTATTGAAGGAAAAAATTTAAAGAAAAAAACCATTACCGAAGTCATTAATGAAATAATGGAAACTGGTGATTTTGATGTTGAAAATTTAAAGAAAAAAGATGAACTATGTCCTAAAATTTGGAATGGTGATAAAATGAATCCAGATGTTAGGATAGCATTAATAAAAAATGCGTTAGCATTTATCAAATTCCTTGAAATGGAAAATGTTAAATTTAAAGATGTTATTTTAACTGGTTCGCTTGCAAATTATAACTGGACCGAAAATTCAGATTTAGACATTCATTTATTACTCGATTTTTCTCAATTAGGACAAGATGAGGAATTTTTAGATGATTATTTTCGAACAAAAAAATCATTATGGGGTGAAAGAATGCCAATTAAAGTTAAAGGCCACGATGTTGAAATGTATATTCAAAACATAAACGAACCACATACATCGACAGGTGTTTATTCAATAAGATTAGACAAATGGCTAACAAAACCAATAAAAGAAATGGTTGCTATTGATATTAACAATATTAAACAAAAAGCAAACCATATTGCTAAAATGATTAATGATATTGAAGAATATGAAGACGGCGACGAAAAAAATAATACTATTGATAAATTTATGGATAAATTAAAGGAATATAGAAAAGCAGGATTAGAAGATGGTGGTGAATTTTCAACTGAAAATCTAGTATTCAAAGGTTTACGCCATAGTGGTTATTTAGAAAAATTGGCCGAAATGAAAAAAGAAGGATTAACCAAAGAATTATCATTAGAAAATAATTCCATATATACAAGTGGAACAATGGATGGAAATATTGACAAATAATGAAAAAATATTTTATTACTCAAGAACAAATGATTGCACTTTTTGAAAGAAAAAAAGAAGAGCGAAAACTTATTAATGAAATTTTTGAGAAATTAGAAAAAGCGAAAAAAAATCTTAATGAAAGCAAACATAATTCTGCAATGATTTCATTAATTAAACCATATTATAAAAAAGGTAAAATAACAAAAATAGTTGCTGAATCATTAATAAAAAAAGGTGTTGATAAAAAAATACTTATTTCAGCACGAGATAATTTGTAATTAATACTGAAAAAATGAACCAAAAAAGGGAAATTTTTCCCTTTTTTTTTATATTCTACACCAAATAATTATTTTTTCAAAGTAATTTAGTATTTATAAAAAAATGTAATTTACATAAGAATTAATTTGTTTTAAAATAAAAAAATAAAAATGGCAAATTCGCAACAATTTTATAAGAGATTAAATCAGTTAGCAGGTACTGATAAAAAAGTAAACGAAAATATCAGTCTAAACAATTCTACGCTAATTGATATAGAAAGAGCCAATGATGGCATTGCGCTTGGCATAGTAAAAGAAAATCACGATTATCATGTTAAAGTTTCTAAAGTAAAGGGGGAAAATCTAACTGTTGCTGACTTCGGCTATATTGGTGGTTTCAGAAACAAAGCCGAGAATCAATTCAAAACTCTTAGTGAAGCACAAAAACAAAGAAATTATAAACTTAAATCTTTAAATGAAGCATTTTCATTAACAGGTAAAGCATATTTAGTTAATGAAGAAATTAAGCAAGAAAAAAACCCGTTGGATTATAAAGACGATAAGTATTCATTTTTGCGAAACAGAATTTCAGAAGGAAAAAAAAACATTAATGATGGTAGAGAAGAAAAATTTAAATCTTCATTAATAAAAGAAAAAGACGAAATTTCAAAGAAAACTGGTGGTTTGATGAACGAAACTGCTTTAACTGAAATCAGAAAAGCAATGGGTTTAATTACAGAAGAAAACGATTTATCTACTGCTGATTCTGAAATTGTTAATAGTGATTCTGTTGCACAAAAAGCAAATGCTGTTAACACTAAAACAGGAAAGGTTCTTTCTACTGAGGATTCTGAAATCTCTGAAAAAGACGAAATTGCCAACAAAAAAGGGAAGGAAAATCCTCAAGCACCTATTAATGATAGTAATGCTAAGAAAATGGCAGATAAAGCAACTGGTAAAGATAAAATACCAGCAAAACCCGTTTCTGGTAAATCAATTGCTGTTAATGAAAATGAAGTTCTTTCTACTGCTGATTCAGAAGTTTCTGACAATGAAATTCTTCCAAATAAAAAAGACAAAAAAGAAGGTGCTCAAGCACCTATCAATGATGTTAATGCTAAAAAAGAAGCAGATAAAAACAATGCTGGTGGAAGTGTAAACGAAGGAGAAGACATTTCTACAGAAGATTCTGAACAAGATATCGAAGATTCTGTTTCACAAAGTAAAAAAGTAACCACTAAACCAGAAGCACCGTATAATAACTATAATCAACCAAATAAAGGTCAAAAAGAGGCAAAGGGTGCTCAATTAAAACCAATTAAACAAAACGGTTCAATTGTTGCAGAAGGTGAGGCGTTATCAACAGAAGATTCTCAAGCAGACCCTGCTAGCTCATTAGCGAATAAAACCAATCCTGCGCCAAAAAAATCTGGTGAATCATTAATCGTTTCTGATTCTGAATTGGAGCCAGAAAAGTCTCTTGCAAATGAATCTAATCCTGCACCAAAAAAAAGTGGTGAATCATTAATTGTTGCTGATTCTGAATTAGAACCAGATAATTCTTTAGCAAATAAAACTAATATTAGAGAAGGTGTTGAAGATACTCTTGCAGCAGCAGCAGAAAAAGAAAACGAACTTGATGCTGTAGATGCACAAGCAGATGCAGAAGAAGTTCCTTCTGATATTGATGTTGATAGCCTTGATTTGGGTGTTGATGATGATCCCACTTCCGATGCGGAGATCAATATGGATAGCGAAACAGAACCAGAAGATGGTGGGGAAAATGAAACGGATAGCGAAGTTGATGTTAATGCTACACCCGATGCTGGCGGTGAATCAGAAGACCCTATGATTAAAGAAATTGAAAAATTAGCAGGTAAACTTGGACATGCTGTACAAGATGCTAATTTGGATGTAAACAAAACAGATGAAATTTTTACTGCATTGATTGGTAATTTTGAGAAAAACTTAGCTAAAGCTGGTGCTCAAAAAGGTCAAGAATGGAGCGATAAAATTGAAAAAGTAACTGCTGGTGAAGGTATGAATGATCAAGGTGGTGAAGAAATGGCTCCTGATAGTGGTGGTGAAGAAAATACCGATGCTGCTATTGATCAGCAAATTTCTGATCTAGGTGGTGCAGAAGGCGGTGTGGAAGAAGACACTCCAATGACTGTAGATGGTGATGAAATAATTGATGGCGATGTTGCTGGCAAATTAGGTATTGAAGATAATGAAGAATGTGCTGAATGTGGTACGTTTGAATCATATGTTCAAGGTAGAGGAATGAATGTTAGTGAATGTTCTGGAATGGAAATGGCTGACTTGATTTCTGGATATGCTGATGCTCACAAAGAAGGTATGAATGATGGTGACTTTGAAGGTGTTGCAATTTATTTAGCAGATCCGCAAGTGAAAAGTGATGTTGCAGATTATGGTCATGGTGATTATGTTGCACAAGCAGAACCATTTATAAAGAACATTGGTGAAGGTGGTGTTAAATTCGGTTCATATGAACCAACTGTCGACCCATTAATGGGAGAAGACGATGAAGACCCATCCGATGATGCCAGTGTTGAATTTGATGAACCAGAAACTAATGATGATGAAATTGAAATTCTTGACTTAACTAATAAACCAAAGAAACCAGAACCATCGTTTGGTTTGGGCGGTGAAGTAATGGGTGCTGGTGTTGTAAAACCTGAAACTGCAAAACAAAAATCAGTAGATGTTGATTTACAAACAGGTAAAGTAATTGTAACAATGAATGAAGAAGAAAAATTAAGAAAAATCATTCGAAATAAAATTGAAGAGGCGTTAGGTAAAAGAAAACCAAGTCTTAATGAAAACGAAAAATCTAAAACTTCAAAATTGTTAGATAAAATAATTAGCGAACAACTTAAATTATATCAAGATGTTGTTGGCAAGAAAATAGGAAAATAATGGGAAACCCTAATGAAGAAAAACTGATATATGTACATAAAATTGGCTATGATGCAATGGGAGAGGGCATGTATCAGTTTATTTTTGCGAAGAATACGGAAAATGTTGATGGAGAAGGTTGGGGTTGGGATGATTCCCCTGCCTCTAGTAATGCCCAACCACCAGATAAAAATCATATAGATAAAGTCCTTAATTTAAAAACTAATCTATTTGATCTAATATGTTTACATGAAGCAAATGATAGACCATATATACATGGATACCATACAATACATGCATTAGCATATGAAAATGACGATTCGTCGGATTTGAACGTAGAAAGTGAATTTGATATGATTTATGATGATTTACCTTTATTGGTATTCCATTTTGGAATGCCAATATCACAAGTAATTGACATATTTTATGAAAGGGATATAATTTTGAAAAATAACGATTTTGTACATAATACGAAAATAAAATTTTAATTAAAGAACAATTGTTTGATTTACAAAACCACAAGTCTTTGCTTGTGGTTTTTTTTTATAAGTATTTATAAAAAAAAACTATTTATGGCTGCTATTAGAGATAAAGATGTAAGCGAATTATTTAATGTTATTCCGTTAAACGATGTTTATTTAGAAAAAAAACAAGAACTCCGATTAAGAGAGAAAAAAATGCGGGATGAAATGGAAGGTAAATTTGTACCTATTATTTATACCGATGACAAAGAACTTAAATTAGCCACAGAATTAACTAAACAAGAACAAAAACAAGAATATCTTAGATGTGCATTAGACCCAATATATTATATTGAAACATATTTAACAGTATTTGATCAAACAAAGGGGGAACAAGGTGAAATTGTACCATTTAAATTATTCCCATTCCAAAAAAAATTAGTAAGAGCATATCAACAATTTAAACAAAACATTGCTAACAAATATCGTCAGGCCGGTGTGTCAACAACAACTTGTGGATATATTGCTTGGTATGTTAGTTTTAATAAAAATAGAACTGCCGCAATTGTTGCAAACAAATTAGATACTGCTCGTGATGAATTGATGGCTGATATTGTTGGATTTATTGAATCTTGTCCTGATTGGTTACAAAGAAAACCAACAGGTAGAGATGCTGCAACGCATAAGATTTATGATAATGGTTCTGAATTAAAAGCATTTTCATCTAAAGGTCTTCGTGGTCCGACACCTACATTAATATTTTGGGATGAAACAGCATGGACAGAAAGAGCAGAACAATTCTGGACCGCAACCCGACCTGCTGTTAATTCAACGGGTGGTAACACCATATTTGTTTCTTGTGTTACAAAAGATTCATTTGTTTTCACAGAAAAGGGAATAAAACAAATAAAAGATTTTATTAATACAGAAAAATTAGGACCACACATTATCAAAAACACTAATTTTGTAGGAGTTCATAACACCAGAAAATCTAATATTATTTTTAATAATGGTTATGTTGATACTTTTAAAATTAAAACAACTTATAGTGAATTAGAATCAAGTGAAAATCATAAATTTTGGGCATATAAAAATGATAAATATGGTTGGATTAAAGCATCTGAATTAGAAATTGGTGACTATGTATCAATACAAAAGGGTGTTAATGTTTGGGGTTCTAATGATGATTGTTCAGATTTTAAGCCAACAGAATCGCATCATATTAAAAATGTTTTTAAACCAACAGTAATTACGTCAGAATTATCATATTTAATTGGATTATATATTAGTGAGGGTTGTGGTATAAAAAGAAGAAAAAAATATCAGGGTATTACAATCACTTGTGGTGATGATATTTCAAATACATTGATTAATTTAAATATTCCTTTTTATACAAAAGATAAATTACATTATGAAATTGGTTCACTAAATGTTTCAGAATTTTTTGAATACTTAGGATTTGACTTCTCAAAAAAAGCACCGCAAAAAATAATTCCATCTCGTCTTTTAGAAATGTCAAAAGAAAATATTGTTGCAATGATGCAAGGTATTATGGATGGAGATGGTTGGGCAACGTATAATTCCAAAAAAAACAAAATTAGAATTGGTATTGGTCTTTCATCTTTAGAATTAATAAAACAATTAAGAATCATACTAAACAATTTCGGTATTTTAACTGAATTTCAACAAGTTATTACTCCAAAAACCGAAAAAGTTAAAGTTGAATCAACTCAATATAGATTAACTGCAAATGGTTCTTATGCAAAAAAATATTTTGATGAAATTGGTTTTAGATTGAAAAGAAAAAAATTTATTATTAATGATTATGATATTTCTAAATTAGGTCATGTTGGGGTTTCAGATAATATTCCTAATGGAAGTGAAATTATTGATGATATATGTCAAGATATAATGTATTATGGAATACATAGTTATTTAAATGAAAACAATATTAATGTTAAAGATATTGTTCAAAAAAAGAAAGGAATAAGACCCACATCGAGAAAAACAATATTAAATTTAATTAAATCAGAAAAAGAAAATATTTCAAATCAAATTCTTGAAAAATATGATCATATTATAAACGAGAATATGGTTTGGACTAAAATTACTTCAATTGAAAAATCCAAAAATCGGACTTACGATTTTTCAATGAGTAATGAAAATCCTAAAGAAAAGGATGAATTTCATATGCAACTTACGTATAATCAGTTTGTTACCCACAATACGCCGAATGGGCTTGACAGCGTATTCTATAAAACTTTTGAAGATGCTCGAAGAGGGGAGTCAAATTTCAATTCTGTTGAACTTTGGTGGTATAATGACCCTAGATACACCCACACAAAAAAAGGCGTCTTTGATCTAGTCTGGATTAAAAATAAAGGCAAAGATACCGAAGATAGAGTAAAGGATGAACATTGGTCAGAGGAAAAAAGATTAGAAATGATAAAAAATGGATATGAAGCATCATCTTCTTGGTTTGAATCAATGGTTTTAGACTATAATGGTAATGATAGACAATTGGCTCAAGAATTACTTTGTTCTTTTCTAGGTTCTGGTGATAACTTCATTTCACAAGAACATATTCAACGTATTGAACAAGAAGAAATGTGTAATCCTATTCGTAAGGAATATGTGGATAAAAATATGTGGATATGGGAAGATGAAATTGAAGATGCTGAATATATTCAAATAGTTGATGCTTCTGCTGGACATGGGGAAGATAATTCTAGTGTAAATGTTTTTAAAATTTTAGAAGAAACAATTACCAAACCAGTTAATAGAAATGGTGTAATTAAAATGAAAAAGGCTACACGTAAAATAGCAGAACAAGTTGCAGAATATTATGGGAAAGTTAGCCCACAAGTGCTTGCTGATATTTCTTATCAATATGGAATTAAATATAACAATGCATACACTATTATTGATGTTACTGGTGGTTGGGGTGCAAATACATCTGAAAAATTAATGGAAATGGGTTATGAAAATGTTCATTATTCAGATGTATCAAATAAAAATATGGAAAATAGATTATTACCATATTTAAAAACAATACATAAAACATTAGCTAACGGAATTGTACAAAAAATAGATTTAGTGCCAGGATTTTTCATTGGAAATAATCGACCAAGCGTACTTATCGAAATGGAAAGAGCAATTAGAATGAAAGATGTTATTATTCATTCATCTCGCATGGTTGATGAAATGAAAACTTTTGTAACTGTTGAAGGATCACGTATGGCTGACCATAAAAGATCGTTTCACGACGATTCATTATTAGGTATGGGTGTGGGTATGTACGTTCTTAATTTTGATATGGAAATTTATGGGTTTGACAATGAAAAAACAAAAAAAATACTTGATGCTTTTATGAAATTAAATAATGATCAAATTGTTGAAAGACCAGAAAAAGAAAAACATAATTCAACATTAGATTCAAAAAGACCAGATTTTAGGGTAAATAGAAGAAATCCGTATGGCGCAAACTCATGGTTATTTAATGGATTAAATAACAATCGAAGATAAAAAAGTATTTAAAATAAAGGCTTTTAGTAAAAAAAGTAGTATTTATAAAAAACTATAAAAAATTATAATAATGGCAGAGAATAAGACAATATTTCAAAAACTAGGTAGCACCTTAAATTTTGATGGATTTGGATTTGAAGACCCTAAAAATAGAGATAAGAAAAAAATCATAATTAGAGGCGATAACCCTGATGATTTAAAAAGAAAAGCGTTAGAATTACAACAAAAAAAATCGTTAGAAGATAAATTTTTTAAAGTTACTGATCATGGTTTCCAAAAAGCAATGCAATATGAAGCTGCAAGACTTCCAGCATATTTAGATTATGAAGGCATGGAATATTACCCATTAATTGCCAGTGCTTTAGATTTATTCATGGAAGAATCTACAACTATTGGCGAAAATGGTAAAATGCTTAATATTTATTCAAATAATGATCGGATAAAAAACAGATTAGATGAATTATTCTATGATATTATCAATGTAAATACAAACTTACCATTTTGGATTAGACAATTACCAATAAAAGAAGATTCAATAATACCTTTATTAGATGGTACAGAAATAACAATAAAGGAAATTTCTGAAAGGTTAAAAAATAATCCAAATGATGAAATTTGGACTTATTCTGTACAAGATAAGACAAATAATATTGTTGTAGGTAAAATTATTTGGTGTGATTTAACAAGAAAAAATAGTACTATTGTAAAAGTAACTCTTGATGATGGTAGTTACGTTGAAACAACCCCAGACCACGAATTTATGTTACGAAATGGTACATATGTTCAAGCACAAAATTTAAAGAAAAACGATAGTTTAATGCCTTTCTATACTAGAGAAAGTGTAACACCTAAAGATAATATTAATGGTTATGAAAAAGTATATAATCCGTCTTCAAATCAATATAAATATACACATAACGTTGTTGCACATGAATTACATAGAAATTTATTAGAAGAAAAATCATTTGGTGGTATTTTCGATACACATCATATTGATTTTAATAAAAGAAATAATTATCCAAAATATTTTGAAGAATCAACTAAAAGACAAAGCCAAAACGTTATTAATCATAAAGTTCTTTCTGTTGAGTTTTTAAATGAAAAATCTGATGTTTATTGTATGGAAGTTGTTGGTAAAAATGGAGAGCACGATAGACACAATTTTCCAATTTGTTCAAAAGATTCTAACGGAAATTACACCAGAAATGGTATTTTTGTCTCAAACTGTAAATATGGTGATAATTTTGTTTATTTAGTAGGTCAAAAAAATAGAGGTATCAGCTTTGTAAAACAATTGGTTAACTATGAAATGGAACGTATTGAACGTGTCGAATTTGGTAAACCAATCGTTAAATTTAAACAACGAGAAACTAATGATGAGTTTAATATTTTTGAAATAGCACATTTTAGAATATTAGGTGACGACAAGTACCTGCCCTACGGAAGTTGCTTATTATCAGACAGTTACATAAAAACAAGTACTGGAATTAAGGAAATTAAGGACATTGTTAAGGGTGATGTTGTATATGGTTTTGATATTAACACACAAAAATTAATCACAAGTAATGTGTTAGATGTTGTATGTAACGGTGAAAAAGACATATTAAAAATATCGACACCACACAATTATATTAAAGCGACCGAGAATCATAAAGTATTAGTTTATGATTATTCAATTAATAGTTTTAAATATAAATTTGTTTCTGAATTAATGATTGGAGATGGTTTAGTGATTAATAAATCTGATGATTATAATGAAAACATTAAAATTAATAAAACTGTAGAAATTAAAGAATATTGTGGTAGAATATACGATGACTTTACTAATGATTTAAAACACATTCCTGATTATGTTGATAAAGATTTTGCTAAAATGTTCGGCTTTTTGCTTGGTGATGGTGGAATCAATTTTAAGAGACCGTATATGGTTTATTTTGCGTATGGGATTGAGGAAACCGTTAATAAAAAATACATATCTCTATTAGAAAAATATTCAAATAAAAACATTTATTTAAGAAAAAATAATCAATATGCCAATGGTATTGCATCTGCTATTGTTAATTCAAAATCATTGGCAACAGTATTATCAAACATGGGCTTTGATGGTAATTCACGAACCAAAAGAATTCCTAAGTGGGTTTATTCTACATCTAAAGAAATTAGAAAAGCATTTTTAGATGGGTTAATGGATGCAGATGGGAGTGTAAATATTGATAAATGGAATTGTAAGAGATTCCAAATTGAATTGGCAAATTATGAATTAGTAAATGACATTAAACTACTTGCCCAATCACTTGGATATAAAACAGGTAATATTAATAAAAGAAAACCAAGAAAAAAAGACGTTATTATTAATGGAAATAAAGTAATTACCATTGCAGATTCATATGTAATATATTTCTATGAAAGTGAAAATATTCAAACAATTATTGCTGACATAAATAATAGAAAATCAGACGATTTTATTGTTGAAAAAATAATATCAATTAAACCCGATGGAAAGGGGTTTGTTTTTGATATACATGTTGATAATGAAAATCATAATTTTTTTGCTAATAATATTATTGTTCATAACTCTATATTAAATAAAATCAGAAGGGTATTTCGCCAATGTTTAGATTCAAATTCAAAAATTTGGACACCGGACGGATATACAAAAATCAAAGATTTAAATATTAATGACAATGTTTTTTCTTATTCCTTGAAGGATGGGAAGTATTTTACTTCTAAAGTTTCGAATATATCAAACAATGGCATAAAAGAAAGGTTTGAAATAAAAACAAGACATAGAAATATCATTGTTACAAATGATCACCCAATCTTAATAATTAATGAAAATAATGAATATTCATATAAAAACATTAATGAAATTGATAAAAAAATTGATAAATTAGTATTGCCATCAATAGATGAGAATAATGTAACACATTCAATTGAATTTTTAAAAATAATCAAATCTTTTGATTTTAAAACAGGGTTTAGTAATAAAATAATTCCTGATTGGGTTTTTTCATTGCCAAAAAAATGGAAATTAGTGTTTATTAGAGGTATTTTTGATGCTGATGGTTGTGATTCTAATGGTAATTATTCGTCATCAAATAAAGGATTAATTGAAAGATTAAGAGTTTTATCCCAATCATGTAATTTGAAAGTGGGTAATGTAATTACACATAAAAGAAAAGGATGCGAATGGTCAGATTCTTTTAATAAAGTAATTGATAGAAAAGAAACATATACTTTATATATTAAATATGAAAATGAAACTCCAAATGTTGATTTTCAAAAAATTACTTCTATAGAATCAATAGGTATGGGTGAAGTGTGGGATATCGAAATTGATAATGATGAACATAATTTTATTGCAGAAGGTGTTGTTGTACATAACTGTGTAATGGCTGAAGATGCAATGTTAACTTATCGTATATTACGTGCTGGCGAAAAACGTGTATTTAAAATTGATGTTGGTAATATTGATGAAGATGATGTTGAATCATATATTCATAAAATTGCAACAAGATTTAAAAAACAACAACAAATATATCCCGATTCTGGACAAATAGATTACACATTTAATATTTTAGGTAATGATGAAGACTTTTTCTTACCAGTAAGAAATGCAAACGTTCAAACGGGTATTGAAACTTTACAAGGAGCATGTTTTGCATTAGATACTAAAATTGAATTACTTGACGGTAGAAGTCTTGAATTAAAAGATATTATTAATGAATATAATGATGGTAAATCATTATGGTCATATTCAATTGATCCTAAAAGTGGTTTAATTGTTCCAGGAAAAATTACTTGGGCAGGTGTTACAAGAAAAAATGCACAAGTTTTAAAATTAACATTAGATAATGGTGAAACAATTACTTGTACTCCTGATCATAAATTTCCAACAAAATATAATGGTAAAAAAGAAGCAAAAGATTTAAATATTGGTGAATCTATGTGGGCATTTAATAAAAAAGAAGAAAAAATATCCAATAAGAAATATGCAAAACCATATGAAATGATTTATGATCATTCAAAACAGGATTGGGTTTTTACACATCGCATGGTTGCTAATTATATGAAAGAAAAAAATCTACACGAAGAATTCACACATAAATATGTTGGAAAAAAAGGAATTAATAAATATTGGAATAATATAAGTGAAGAAGAACTTATTATTAAGAAAAATATTGCTATTAATAATTCTTTAATGTCAAGAGATAAAGCAGTTGAAACATTCAGTAATAACCCAAACAGAGATTCAATTATTAAAGAAAGAGGAAAATCAATAAGTAAAACTAAATCATTAAAAGAAAATAGAATTAAACAAGCTAAACACATCAAATTACGATGGGAGAATAGTAATTTACGTGAAATTATAAAAGAAAAACAATCAATTAAATATTCTCATAAATTACTTGATTTATTAATAGATTATGTTAATGAATATAATAGAATTGATTTAATTCTTGAAAATAAAATTAATATAAAAAATTCTGAATGGATTGAAGAATTTAATGTTTTAAATCAAAATAATAAACAATTAAATAAAATGTCTGCCATAACCAGAAATAACATTGATAAAATGTTAAAATATTTTGGTTATTTAAATTGGAGAGATTTTAAATCCAAAATTCCTTGTTATAACCATAAAATTGTAGCAATTGAATGGTTAGAAGATAAACAAGATACGGGTACAATTACAATTGATGGAAAAGAACAACTCACTGATTATCACACATTTGCATTAAGTTCAGGAATCTTTACTTTAAATTCCAATTTAGATCAAATCCACGATATCGAGTATTTAAGAGATAATTTATTTACTGGTCTTGGTGTACCAAAACCATTTTTAGGTTATCAACAAGCTGCTGGTGATGGTAAAAATATGGCTCAAATGGATGTTCGTTTTGCTAAAAAAATAAATAGAATTCAACAAGCAACAATTCAAGAATTAAATAAAATTGCCATAATTCATTTAATGTTGTTAGGATTTAAAAAAGAAGAAATTTATGATTTCCAACTTTCATTAACTAATCCTAGTACACAACAAGATTTACTTAAAACAGAATTGTGGCAACAAAAAGCACAGGTATATACTGAACTTACTCGTTCAGAATCTGGCATTGCAGCGATGTCTCATACTAATGCTAAGAAATTCTTTTTTGGTTGGAGTGATAAAGATATTGTTGATGATTATCTTAATCAAAGAATGGAACGTGCTGTTGCACAAGAATTACAAGATTCACCACTTATTATTAGAAAAACAGGTTTGTTCTCTGATATTGATAAAAAATACGGTATCGGTGATGTCCCACCAGAAGAATTGCCACAAGCAGGCGGTGGACAAGATGGTGGTGGGTTAGGTACGGAAGGTGGGCCAGAAGATTTATCAGGAATGGGTGGTGGAGATTTTGGAAGTCCAGCACAATTACCACCGGTTGAAAGTAAATATATTTATGATAAAGAGGGGCAAAAACGTTTAGTTGATAGTGTAATTAGAGATTCTAATGGTAAAAAATATCTAAGCGAAAGACAATATGTTGATTTATTAGATCGATTGGTGAAAAATGGTAAATCTGCCACTGAAATAAAAGAAACAACCAAAAACATAGTAATAAATGAAGAATTAAATGAAAGAAATCAAGAATACATAAAAAAAGCATCAAATTTAGTTGGTGAAATTGATAATTTATTGGGAGAAGGAAAAGACACTCTTAATTCAAAATCTATAGAACATCTTAGAACCTATAGTGAAAAAAATGAAGAGAATATAACAGAAGAATTTAATATTAACGATATTGATGTGGATAGCGTTTAAAGACTATCCACATATATTTTCAATAATTCCATTTCAACAATAATTACCTAACTTTTTATCATATTATATAGTATTTATAAAGGTAAAGAGCAAATCACTATAAAAATCGAAGCTCATTTATCAGAAAGTGTAGATGGGTGGCTCATTATATATTAAGTAACGGAAAATATGGAAAATTTTGGTAAAATAAAGGCAATTCAAAGCAATAAATATTTTAATTCATCCTCTGCTAAATCAATTTCTAAATTTATTGAAGCAATAAAAAATTCAACTAAACTACAAAATGAATTTAAAATATATAAATCATTAGAAAAAGCATACATTCCAAACCCAATGCTTGCAATGAAGCACATTGATAGAAATGTATCAAAAAGAGGAATTTTATCTGAAAGTGAATTGGAAAAAATTCAAGAATTTAACGAACAAATTTCTATTGATGAAAAAAAACAAGCACTATATGAATCAATCCATACTCTATTACATAGCGAAGATGTAGATAAACAACATGATGCCTACGTTGTAGTGTTAGAACACATTCAAAACAATAAACCAGAAGTATTAAATGAAGATGTTATTAAATTACCCGATAATATAGATAGAGAAGTTATTTTGGAATTTGCTGTTAACAAATTTAATGATAAATACAAGGTGTTAGATGAAGAACAAAGAAGATTATTTAGTATTTTAACCACTTCAACATTAGAAAGTAAACAAAGTATTTTTGAAACACTAAAAAAAGAAACTATTGAATTAACTAATGAAGGTAACAACAATGGTATTGAGGATAAGATAAATGAAGCAATTGATTCAATCAATAAATTACTATCAGATAGCGAATCAATAAATACAAGTATTATTAAGTTAGTAAATTACAAACAACATTTGTTATCTTAATCTTGAGTACCTGCTATTTCACTTGGTTGAGTTCTAAGATTGTGACTTAGACTTGCATCCACAAGAGCACTTCCTTTGATTTCGGTTCTATCAATAACAAATCCAAAATTTTCTATTGATCCTCCAAGGCGGGTTCCACCATCTTTTGCTAACATGTCTAATATTCTTCTAACATAATCTAATCCTCGATTAATAACATCGGCATTATATACGTCTTTACCATATTTATTTCTTAATTTCAAAACTTTATCAAACAATTCACCAAAATTAGTTGATTTAAGATTTGAATCACCGCTAGGATATTTTAAAAACGGTCCGTTATGATACATCATTAATGTTGATGCAGCTAAATTATTATGGTTTTTAGATATTGCTGCTAATAAAACAGCTTGTGCTTTAATCATAATTTGTGGATTATTTACAACATTGTGATATAATATCAATTTATTATTAAGGCTAAGTTCTGCTTGTGTTTTTGTTGAATTTGATTGTGTTGGTGGTGCATCTTTTACAATATAATAATTCTTCAAATTTGTTACGGGAACATTAGTGTTATATGACACAATTCCATTAGTAAGAGTATTAATTTCGCTATTAGTAAATTCAGCCATTAAATTACCAAATATCACATCATGAATCGTATCTATAGTAAATTGACCAATACCCATTGCTGTAGATGTTTGTGCATATGCATATGATCTAAATGTACTTTCAACATATCCTTGGGCCGCTAAAATATTTGGGTTTATGTTGTATTTTTGACCATACAATTCATACCAATAAACTATTGCATTAAAATATTGATCATTAGTTGTTATAGTGTTTCCTAAATGATCTTTAATGTTTGCACTAACAATTTCATTTTTTTTAATACCGCCATCTTTTTGGTCCCAACCCATAGCACCTTCGAAGCCATTATATGCTGCAACGGATAATGCTTTTGCTATAAAATTTCTACCACCAACAGTTATAGTTTCATGTTTATTTGATTTAACAGCCATATTATCTTGCGTTTATACTTAATTGATTCATGCCAACATATGCTACAGCATTTTGACTAATTTCTTCTTTTGTTGATGGTGCACCGCCTTCTTGGGTATCATCATTTGATTTTAAACCAGCAGTAGATGCAAAATCAGTAACATATGGTACAGGATATTTTAAAATTCGAATTCCAGTAAATGATGTTGATGCATGATTTGCGGTAAATTCATGTTCAACGTTTAAAATTAAATACGCACCAGAAAATAGTGGTATATTTTCTAATTGAAAATATTGTGTTGGTTGTATCATCATATCACCTAACATATCTACTGTACATGAATACGATCTTTGTTCAAAGGTGTTAAATAAATTTTGTCCTTTTGGTACTGGTGTTGCATATGATTCGTCTTGTGCAATTTCGGAAAGAATTGCCAAACTTTCATTTGTATCTTTAAATTCTCTAGTATCTAAATGAATGTTTTTAAATACTGCTTGATCTTGTTCACCAAATCTAACTCTAAAGGCTTTAACCTGATTAAATTGTAAATCTTGTGCGGTTTCGGGTGTATTTTTTGTTTGATCTTGCTTTGATTGAACATTATTATCTGTAGATGGAGTATCATTTCTATTACAATCATTCAATTCGTTACTCCAAAAATCAGGAATTTCTTGTTGATTACTAATATCTCCAATACCGTCATCATCAAAAACATCATCGCCAGTAAATGCTTTTAATTTAGAAGAAACGCCACCAACATACATACATACAAACGCAGGTGCGGTTTCTTGATCTAAGGTTTCCCAAATTCTAAATGAATCTTCCCAATCTTGTGAATTAAAACTCATAAAATTTTGTAATGGGAAAAATTCAAACCCATTTAATGCTAATATTCTTGACATTACACTAAAAACGCTACTATCATAATCGTTTTCATATTCAAGCAATGGTCTTAAATTAATTACAACTTTATCACCAATATCATTAAATGCTCGGTCAACAAAAATGAATTGATCAATTAAACTTTTTCCTACTGGATTAAAAGGAAATCCATTGGATGCATTACCAAATCCTGATAACCATTTGTCTGATATTGATTTAAATGAATAGTAACATTGATTCTTAATATCAGTATCTTCTAGTGATGATGATATTTCTAAATTTTGATTATTAACAAATGTTTTTCTGGCCCTTAATTCTCTAACTAATTTTCTTATAAAAGCATTAAAATATACATCATTAACCGTTTTAAGTTCAGGATTAATATTTGTTTGTGATAATGGTACAAAAATGTTTGGATTAACACCTAAATTATCTACAGTAGATTCTTGTTGATTTAAAGTTAATTCTGAATAATTAACAAACCCTTTTCCTTCATACAATTTTTTTATTGGTGAATTTGATTCTATTGTTGCGTTTTGTAACGCATTTAAATAATCATCTTTTAACCAATTATTTGCCACACCTTCTTCTAATATCGATACAATATCCAAATATATGCTTTCACCTTCATTGGCAAAGAAGTTAAGATAATAATCTCTTAATTCTGCTTGATCTCTAGAAGATAAATATTGTCGTTGAGGTAAATCTTTAATTATTTGGATATCATCTACAGATAAGTTTGTTAGATTAATATTTTGAGTTCCTTGAGCAGAAAATACTGGACGAACATATTCTTCTTTAAATGCATCAAATAATGGTTGTAAATCTGGTTGAAAATTAGTTTCATAATCCAATAAAGCACCACTATATACAAGGAAAGAAGCAGGAACGTTAAATAATGCTGGAACGTCTATTGCTTGATTTATATCAGTAGTAAATATTGTCTTTGAAAAGGTAAATAAAGAACACAATAAAAAATAACTAGATTCTGAATTAGGATGATCTTTCAAAAATTTCAACAACACCGCATCGTTATGAAAATCATCTGAAAATCTACCACCAAAAACAGTACTTAATTTATCTAAATAATTTATTGTTTTATGAGTGGGGTCGAATTGTTTATATTCTAACCCATATTTTGTTTGACCATTTTCACTATTAGGTGCGTCTTTAATTAATTGAATATTTTCAATAGAAAAGACTAAATTTTCGTTAATATTGAAGAAATTTTTAATATAATTTATTGTTTTATCAAACCATCCCGTAGGCGCGTTTTGAATATTTGTGATATATTTTTCAATAATATTATCTTCACCTCCACTTCTTTCTAATCCAATAGTATTTGAATCAAGAATATTCAACCCAAAATAAGGGGCTGCGTTACTTTTACTTTTATATATAGGATCAAAATTACTTGAACTTTTACCGTATAATATTGATGTTTGTTGTTTAGAATAATTATCGATATTTGTATTCCCGGATAAATATCCAAATAATGCATCAGAAGTGCTATAATTATTTAATAATGTAATCATATTATCAATAACTTCTGTATTAACTATTGATAATGCAATGTTAGATGCTTCACTTTCACCACCAAATTTAGCAAGGGATTCTTTAATATTTTTATTGTCTTCTTTATAAAAAGATTCTGCATAAGTATATTGTGAAAACACATAGAATCTATTAAGTAAAACATTAAATATTTGTTCTTGAGTTAGTTCACCAGTACCTATTCCACCAGCAACGCTTGACGCTACATATGGAGATTGGTAGGCATCTGGATTACCTAAAAGTGAATCGTATGGCGATGATGGTATGAACACTAAATCGCCACTAGCACTTTGTTTGTTTCTTAATTTATCGATTAATTCTAAATTTCTTATTTGTATGTATGTATTAATAAATCTTTCAACTAATTCTACTTCTGGAAACGGAGTAGTTGTTTGATTACTAATACCACCATCTTTTGCGGGATACGCACGTTGTTTTCTAGTTATTGTTTTACAATTACCGTTAATATCATTAATTACGGATTGTTCAATATATAACGGAAAAGCATCAACTTCTGTTACTTTATTTTTTTCTTCTGGTAAGTCATCATTACCTGTAATTATTACTTTATTTGTAGGGTCGTTATGATGTTCTTGGCCCTTAACAGCAGCATTTCTTAATTTATTAAAAAAAATATCAACGTCATCACAAATTATTTTAAAAATGTTTTTAATTGTTGGTTTCATTTCCAAATTACTTTCAGTAATATCATTTACACGGTCACCTAAATCACGTTGTAATTCATCGATTTCTTTTTCTAATTGAACAGTAAAATATTTAAATAATTTTTGATAAAACAAAGTAATGTCTAATGTCACATAATTAGTTTTTTTATAATTAGTATTTTGTGTACTAGAATTTGTTAATGAAACATAGATAAATTTGATTTGTGCTTGTGGTATAACTTTATTAATATCTGATTCAGAACCGGTTGATGTGATACCAAATAATTCGTTATTTGCTTCTTTCGGATATTGACCAATTAATTTTTTTCTATAATTATCTAATGTATTTAATGCGTTTCTTGTTTGAATATTGTTATATAAATTAGAAGATATGTTAGGAACTAAATTAGTTGGTGTAACTTCTTCATCATTTAATTTAATACCTAAAAATAATCTATTATTATAATCAACACCAGTAGTTTCGGTTGATTTTAATGATTTTTGATAATCCTGAATGTTCGATAATAAAGTTAACGATTGTCCTACAGTATCTTCAACGAAATTATGGTCGGGACCGAATTTTTGAATTAATAATGAAGTATTATTACTGTTGTAAGATTTATTATCTAATTGAGTAGCAAATCTATTTATTTCATTTAAATTGATACGAATATCATTTCTTTGTTTTTGTTTTGTTTCTATTTTTTCTTTTTCATCTGAATCTTGCAATAATCTATCAATTTGTTGATATGTGTTTTTTATATTATCTAACAAATTAAAGATACCTTTGGGTTGAATTGCTCTATTAGATGTGATTAAATTACCTACGGGTGCAGAATTTGCTTGTGGTGCAGGAATATTAATAGTATCTGTTTCCATTAAAGGGAACATTCTAGGATATTGAAATAAAATATCTGTTAATGGTGCAAAGGTTCGTGCAACAAATTCTGCGGTAGTTTTATAATTACCACTAGTGCCTTCAAATGTTGTGTTTTGCCTAATTAAATGGAGTTGATAGGTTAATGATTTCCCATAATATCCTTTTAATGTTAAATCAAACATTGGTGGTGGAAAATCATGTAAAACAGCATATGGTGAATTAGAACCAGAATTAAAAAATGCCAAACCTCTAATATCTAAAAAATCAATAGTAACTACAGGTACAAAACTAGAATTAATCTTAACTGAAATTCTAGTAATACCAAATCCTTCAAAATTATCTTCGGTTGCAGATGTTGCTTCACTCCAATTTGTAGTAAAAGTATTAGTTGGTTTATCTGGACCTAACATATTAACAGTTAAATCACTATTAATTGTTCTTTCTAAACTAAATGTACCATTTCCACTTGAAAGTATAATTGATCTACCTCTACGTTGTGCTGTTAATTCTGCAAATATAAACATTCGTTCATATTCAGGAACACCGTTTGCAAATGGAAACTGTTTAATTGCCTCTATCGGGTCGATAAGTTGTACCCCCATATTTTTTTATATTTTCTTATAAATACTTAATTAGAAAAAACCTTTTTTCGACTCAAAAAAACTATTTATATATAAAATTGATGAAATGGGAATCTATAATTTATTATTTAGTTTATTACAAACAAACATCCCTATTGAGGGATTAGATAAGGCAGCAGAAAGTGGTGAGGTTACAAAGGTTTTGGTTTGGATTGTTAGTGTTGCTGGTGCATTATTATTAGGGGTTGTTGGTCTTTTATGGAAAGAGCTTTCTAAAAAAACTAAACAATTAGAAGACAGCAAAGATGATTATGCAAAAAAAATTGAAGATTTAACGAGAAGCCATTTAAATAAAATTGACGAAATTAATAATACATTTATTAAACGTGTTGATGATGTTAGATTAGAGTCAACAAAAAGAAACGACACAATAAATACATTATTAATGAATAAAGTTGATGAATGGAACAAACAATGGGCCGAATCTGAAAAATATGCAATGGATGTTATTAAAGGCTTAAATAAATTAATTGAGAACGGGGATATTATGACCAGTAATAGACATACTCAAATTTTGGATAAATTAAGTACTTTAGAAACTAATTTAATTAATAGTATTAAATTGTTAGAAAATAGTTTTAACAGAAATGGATAATATGAAGATAGATGCATTTAAATATATCACCAAAAGGATTGATAATAGATGTTCTATTATTGAATCTGTATTAAACGAAAAAAAAATTAAAAATATTTCAGACGAAAAAATATTATTTGATACATCGAATAACGAAACGTCTTGTAGTATTATTAAATATGGAGCAAATACTACAACAAACACAATTATTGACGATAAATTAAAAAGAATTACATGTTTAAGTGGAGAGATAAATTTAATCATTCCTCAATATGATGAAAAAATCAAATTAAAATCTCAAGATTCTCAATTAATCCCTAGTAATACATATCATATTATTGAAGCAATTAAACCTTCTGAAATAATAATAATTTACAAAAATAAGATGTATGCAGATGCTTTTGATGAGAAAATAACAAAAAAAGAAACTATTTATAATAAAATATTATAAAAACATGAGTAAGATATTACAAAGAGGCGAAACTGGTTTTGGGATTTTAATAGAACAAGATAGTGGATATATAGATGATCAATTAAATAAAAGTTTATTAACCGAAGGTAAATTAACATTAGACCCTAATCAACCAATTTTAATTAATTGTGTTTTACAAAAGTGGGGTACTGAAAATAAAAACGGTAGAATTTATCCAAAAGAAATATTAGTACCACAAGTTGAAGCATATCAAAAATTAATTGATATGAATTCTGCCGTCTCCGAAGCTGATCACCCCGACTGTATGTGGGTTGAAAAAGACTCTCAAATACTTACAAAAAATGGGTGGAAAGAATGGGAAAATATTTCTGAAAATGAAGAGATTCAAACATTAAATACTAAAACAAATAAAATTGAAATTCAAAAAATTGATAAGAAAATTTATGAAGACTATAATGGTGAAATGTTTGAATTTAAATCAAGAACTATAGATATAACAGTAACACCCAACCATAGATTTTTATTAGAAGATAATAAGGGCGTTCGGTTTTATATGACTGCACAAGAAATTTATGAGGATGTTGGTGGAATATTATCATCAGGAAAAAATAAAATATTAAAAAAATCCGAGTGGATTGGTGAAACTTTAAGTGAATTTGTTTTAAATGGTGTAGAAGATGAATATTTGGGATATAGTATAAGAAAAGACTTAAAATATAAATATACTCAAAACATTTCAATCAATGCGGAGGATTGGTTTGCTTTTTTAGGTATTTATCTTGCTGATGGTCATTGTTTAGGAGTAAAATCAAATAAAAGAACATATTATGATATTTGTATAACTCAAAAGAAAGAAAATACTAAGAAAAAAATAAAAGAATTATTAGATAGATTACCTTTTGAATACAGAGTTCAAAATTTTAATGATGGTAAAGAACAATACCATATTCATGACGCAAGATTATATAAATATTTATTTCCTTTGGGTAATTCACACAATAAATACATACCGTATGAAATAAAACAAGCATCGTCCGATTTATTAAAAACATTTTTCGATTGGTTTAGATTGGGTGATGGTAGAAGTTTAAATACAATAAATAAAACTAAAAGAAACTCTGTTTTTTCAACATCTAAACAACTTATTGATGATTTACATGAAGTTTTAATAAAAATTGGTGGTTCTGGTAATATAACTACATATCAACCAATAGATAGGGTAATTATAGATAAAAAAGAAAGGGTGTTAGAAGATGGCACTGTTGAAATATTTGAAAACGAAAAAAAAATATTATCTAAAAATTCTAAAATACAATATAATTTACATATATCAAACACTTCATATATTTGGTTAGATAAACGATCAATAAAAATAAATAAAATCCATATTAACGATAAAATTGCTTGTGTTAGAGTTCCAAACGGTAATTTTATGACAAGAGTAAATGGTAAAGCGCATTGGACGGGTAATTCTTCGGTCGTTTCTTTACATAATCTTTCACATATAATTCGAAAAATGTGGTGGGGTAATGGTGCCAATGAAAATATTTTATATGGACAATTAGAATTAATAACATCACCAGCATATATGGAAAGAGGCGAACCCTTCATGATTGGTGATAAGATTGCGGAATATTTAAAAAGAGGTATTCGATTAGGTATTTCTTCTCGTGGTGTTGGATCAATAGAAGAAGTAAATGGTAAAAACATTGTACAAAATGATTTTGAATTAATTTCTTTTGATTTAGTGTCAAGTCCTTCAACGCCAGGGGCTTATTTATTTCCCGAAAGAAATGAACTTCAAATTAGTACCGAATCAACAATTAAGAAAAATATATTAGAGGTTGAGAATAAAATAGGCAAATTGCAAAAAGGCATTGATATTTTATTAGGATAAAAAAAATAAAAAAGCAAAAAATGCACCAAAAAATAAAAATTGTAGAGTCGTTTTATAAAAAAATGTACTTTTTATTTTTTTTTGTGTATTTATAAAAGAATTGAAAATTAAATTTATGTAATGATATTTTATCATGGAAAATAAAAAAGAAATTAAAAAAACTATTTTAGAAGAAGCATTAATTGATTTTAAAGTTCTTCTTCAAGAAGCAGATAAATCTGCTCGTGAAAAAATTATCAAGGCGATGCCTGATAAATTTGATGAAATATTAAATGAAGAAATAAAAAAAATTACTAATAAATCAGATAAAGAGCCTATTGTTGAAGGCAAAAATAAAAAAGAATTAGTTGATAATAAAAAATCTGAAAAACAAATCAATGAAGAAGTTGATTTAACAACCGAGAGTATGGATACTGTAGAAGATGTGTATAATAACGCAAATCCCGAAGATCAATTTGCTGTAGAAAATGATGAATTTGATTTCAGTGAATTAGAAAAAGAACTTGCAGGATTAGATACTGGTAGTGCTTCAATAAATGTTGATGACACCACCGATGTAATTCCAGATATGGCAGGTGAAAGCGCAGTTAAAGAAACTGCCGAAGTAACAGACCCGTACCAAAAATTTAAAATGCTTTATGAAAAAATGGGCGAAATCGTAACAGACATGGAAAATAAAGAAAAAGAAACAATGTACGAGAATGAATTTAATGGACATATAACTAATATGTTTGGTGAAAATCATAACTTATCAGAAGATGTTTATAACTCATTATATGAAGAATTCAAAGCTCGTAAAATGGGTGATCCTTTCAAAGATAAATCGTTAAACGAAAATGAGGGTGAACCTTTTGACAATCCTGAAAAAAAGCATGGCGAAACCGATCCATTTGATGAAACTGACAAGAAAAACATTAAAGAAAACGTAGGCGATAGTGAACCGTTTGGTGAAAAACAAGGGAAAACTCCTAATGTTGATGAAATGAAAGAAGTTGGTGGATTATCTGGACCTGATCAAAATAAAGGAAACGCTAACGGTGCTGGTGGACCATCTCAAGCAACAATTAATGAAGAAGATGTTGATATCGAAGATAAAGAAGAAGATAAAGAGGCTATTGACGAAATTCATGGCCAATCTTATTCTGCTGGTAAAGTTCGCGCAGGTAGTCTTCCTAATGATGGTCAACAATACAGAAACCGTGCTGGTCATGAAAGAACTCGTGCCGAATGGGGTGAAATGGCTGAATCTTTAAATAAGAAGATCAAAACTCTTCTTGAAGACAAGAAGAAATTATCTAAAAAGATCAACGAACAAAGAAATCAACTTGGAAAACTTGAAAAAGTAAACGAGCAATATAAAGAAGGTTTGACTAAATATAGAACACACCTTCAAGAAATGGCAGTCTTTAATACTAATCTCGCTCATGTTAATAACATTTTGGTTGAATCTGTTGAAAACAAAGAAAATGTAAAACAGATTATCAACAAATTCAAAACCATCAATAATATTGATGAATCTAAAAAAGTCTTCAAACAAGTAGTTTCTGAGATGAAAAATAACAACAAAGAAGTAATCAAAGAACAGGTTGAAGAAAAATTAAATAAAGAAATAATTGGGGAATCATCAACAGTAAAGGATAAAAGTAAATTAGTTACTGAATCTGCATACAAAAATGATCAACACCTCAATAAATTAAAGGGACTTATTAATTATAAGTTCACTAAATAAGAAATAATAATTAAAAATAAATTAAACTATTAAGAAAATGGGTTTTTTAACTGAATCTGCATCAGTTGGTAATATAGGTATAAAACAACTTAGAGAACAAAGAGAAATTATTACCAATAGATGGGATAGTATCGGTCTTTTAGAAGGACTTGATGGTCATATGAAAGAAAACTGTGCTCAACTTTTTGAGAACCAACTTTCACATATGATTAACGAATCAACTGATTCTGCATCATCTGGTCAATTTGAAACCGTTGCATTCCCTGTAATACGAAGAGTATTCGCAAAATTGCTTGCTAACGATATCGTTTCTGTACAAGCATTGAACTTACCAATAGGTAAATTATATTACATTAATCCTAAAACTAGTGTTAGAGTTGAGTCTGCAGGATCGTTTGCACATACATCTCCTGATGGTGCATACCAAAACGCAGCAACTACAGCAGCTTCTGGAAGAACTCAATTCGAAGAAAGATCACTTTATGATGCTTTCTATGCAACAGCATATAACGAAGAAGGTACTTCATTATTTGACAGAAGTAAAGGTCGATTTGAAGTTGTAACTGGTACAACTACACAAACACCTGCTTACACTCAAGGTAATAGCGTTGTAACTGTCGTTGTTGGTGGTTTCTCAACTACAAATCAAGGTAAACTTGTTGGTCCTGCTGGTGTTCCTATGGACTCTGAATCATTCCTTGCATCATTGAAAATTTATGCAGACACTGATCTTATCGCTCCTGCTCCTTTTGCTGATGAAAGCATTACTGCTGGTGATATTGTTCCTTACAATGTTAAGGTTCAAAAATATGGTCAACCAATCGTAACTTCAACCGGTGATTTAACATTACTTGTTGACCTTACCTACCCTGGCCAAGATGGTTATCAACCATTTAGTGCTGCAACTAGTGCTGTTACTTTCAACTTCGCATATAGAGTTTACTCTGATCTGGAAGAAGATAGTGAAATGGCAGAAGTAACTTTCGGTCTTGATGAAGTAACTGTGGATGTTGAAACTCGAAAAATGAGATCACAATGGACTCCTGAACTTGCACAAGACGTTAGTGCTTTCCATAACATTGACGCAGAAGCAGAATTAACTGCATTGCTTTCTGAGCAAATGGCTGCTGAAATCGATAGAGAAGTATTGCGTGACCTTAGAAGAGGTGCTGCATGGACTCTTAGATGGGATTGGAACGGATGGAGAAAATATACTTCACCTTACTACGGTACTCAAAAAGACTGGAACCAAACTTTGATCATGAAGATCAACCAAATTTCTGCTCAAATTCATAAAGCAGTTCTTAGAGGTGGGGCTTCTTGGATCGTAGTTTCTCCTGAAATTAGTGCTGTACTTGATGATCTTGAATACTTCCACGTAAGTAATGCTGCTCCTGAACAAGATCGATACAATATGGGTATCGAAAAAATCGGTTCATTGAATGGTCGATATGAAGTATATCGTGATCCTTATTCACCAGCTAACACTATGTTAATTGGTCACAAAGGTACCAGTATTCTCGAATCCGGCTACATATACGCGCCGTACGTGCCAATGCAGCTTACTCCTGTAATGTATAACCCATTTGACTTTAAGCCAATTCGTGGTATTATGACACGTTACGCTAAAAAAATGATTCTTAACCGTTATTACGGTAGAATCTATGTAGATGGATTACAAGTGTTCGGTATCGGTGACTTACAATAACAGTAAGTAAAATAAATAATTAAAAAGGTTACATTTATGTAACCTTTTTTGTTTTTTATCGTATATATGATTATAACCCAAAAAATGGTTATAAAATATGATAAAAAAAATAGAAATACCAATAAATATTTTAAATGATATATATTTAAAATATAAAACAGGAACATCACTTAGAAAATTAGCAAAACAACATTCATATTCGTTTGGTTTTATTCAAAAACAAATGATGAGTTTTGATTTTGAAAAAAAAATAGAGATTAATTATCCTAATAAAAATGGATATCATATTGTTTGTAAATGTAAAAAGACAAACAAATTTTTTTACGATTATAAAAACAAATCTGGTTGTCTGACAGAACATCTAAAAAAAACATATAATGATATAATAATACCATCAAATTATATTCGAAAATCCATTGAATATAAAAACGGAAAATTTTGGTATGACGAATATTTTTATTTTTTGAAAATAAAAAATAAAGAAAGAAAAAAATGTAAATATTGTGATTGGACAACACACGATATCGAGAATAAAGCAGGTTCATATGAGAAGCATTTAAAATCTATCCATAACATTGACTTAGATGTATATTTAAAAGAATATCCCGATGAAAAAAAATATATAAAGAAAGAAATTTATGATGATATGGTGGAGTGTTGTATTTGTAAAAAACATTATAAAATGATTACAAACACACATTTATTAAAAAAACACGGAATTACTCAATTAGAATATAAAATAAAACACGAAAATTTATTAATTTCGTCAGAAACAAAGGAAAAACTTAAAAATAATTATACTACCACATTAAAAAATTTTTCATCTTTAGAGTTTTTTATAAAAGAAAACATTAACATTACTTTTGAACAAAGTAATAGAAAAATATTAAATGGTTTAGAGATAGATTTACTTTACAATAATATCGGTTTTGAAATTAATGGTAATTTATATCACACAGAAATTTTTGGTGGGAAAAATAAGAAATATCATTTAAATAAAACATTGCTCGCTAAAGATAAAAACATAAATTTATATCATATATTTGAGGATGAAATACATTATAAACCAACAATAATTATTGATAAAATTTCACATATATTGGGTATTAACAATAAAGAAATTTTACACGCAAGAAAATGTATAATTTATGAACTTAATAATCCAACATATAAATCTAATTTTTTAAACGAGAATCATTTACAAGGTAATGATAAATCAAACATATCGTTAGTTGCAGAATTAAATGGTGAAATAGTCGCCATGATGTGTTTTAATAATAAAAGACATATGAATAAAACTAAGGATCATGATCATACTATATATGAATTAACAAGATTTGCTGTTAAAAACAAATATAAAATAAATGGAATTGGCTCAAGAATATTAAAATTTTTTATAAAAAAATATAATCCAAAAAAAATTATATCATTTGCTGATATAAGATGGACACCAGAAAAAAACAATAATTTATATACTAAATTGGGTTTTAAATTAGTTAATATATTAGATCCTGATTATTATTATTATAACTCCAAATTTGATAGATATAAAAGATTTCATAAATTTAGTTTTGGTAAAAAAAATATAAAAAAAAGGTTTCCTAAAATTTATGATGATAAAAAAACTGAGTGGGAAATGATGAAAGAAGTTGGTTTTGACAGAATATGGGATTGTGGAAAATATAGATACGAAATAAATAATTAAAATGGTTGCAAATTTGCAGCTTTTTTTTATATTTGTTATTGAATAATAAAAAAAGAAGTATAAATAAAAATCAGGCTCTATGATTGCTCACCAATATAAAATAAGAAAAGAAAAAGAAAAAACTGAAAAATTAAGTTTTGATCACAATAAATGTGATTTAAAAAATACTGTTATTAAACCAATTAAAAAAAATCTTGCAAAAAAAATTATTCTAGAATATGAATGGTTAAAAACTATTCCATTAATAACTAGATATCATTTTGGTATTTACTTTAACATTGATGGGAAAGAATATTTAGGGGGTGTTTTAATATTTTCAGATGATTATGCCCAAAATACTGGTGTTTGGGATAAATATGGTTTTGATGATAAAATATTATTATTATCAAGAGGGGTTTGTTTATGGTGGACACCAAAAAACACGGCATCATACTTTATATCTAAAATATATTTATGGTTAAAAACAAATACAAAATACAGAATAATTACAGCAACAGTTGATCCTTCTGCTGGTGAAATTGGCACCATTTACCAGTCATTAAATTGGTATTATGTTGGATTAATGTCGGGTAATTATAATAATAATAAAGAAACTAAAAGATTTTCAGTGCTTATTGATGGTAAATTAAGATATTCTAGATCAATAAGAAAAGAATTTGGTTCTATGAAAAAAGAAATTATTTTAAATAAATATCCAAACGCAACATTCATTTCACAATATAGAAAAAGAAGATATTTCTATTTTTTTGACAAAAAAAAAAATAACAATAAATATAAAAAAAATATAAAACATTTGTTATTACCATATCCAAAAAGAGATCTTTCTTGTTTTGGATTAATATATTCGATAAAAAATAAGATTAATAATAAAATATATGTTGGACAAACAACAAGATCATTTAATGATAGAATTAATGATTATAAAAGAGGATTCGGTAATGAATATTTAAATAATTCATTTAAAAAACATGGGTTTGATAATTTTAATTTCGAAATAATTGACACCGCATCTAATATTGAAGAATTAAATAAAAAAGAAATTTACTGGATTAATTATTATGATTCTACCAATAGAAAAGTTGGATATAATTTAGAAAGTGGCGGTAAAAATTCAATACCTAATGAGGAAACTTTATTAAAAATGTCCACATCACATAAAGGAATCAAACAAACAACAATTTGGATTAATAATAGAGTTAGTAAAGCAGGCACTTTAGAAGCAAAAAAATATGGTAAAACAAAAACAAAAGAAGAAAAAAAACATTTAAGTGATAGTTCGCCTAAATTTTGGCTTGGTAAATCAATATCAAACGAAACAAAAGAAAAAATAAGTAAAAGAAAAAAAGAACTCGGTTTAAGTAAAAAACAAAAAGACAAAATATGTAAAGGGGTTATTGCATATGATCCAGTTTCTCTAAAAACAATAATGGAATTTGAATCAACAACAGAAACATCAAAATATTATAAAAATATTTCTCAGTCTACAATATCTAGAAGATGTGCAGGTAAAAGTAAAAATAAAGATAATATATTTTTTAAATTTACGGATAATTAAATTTCCATTTTTTTTGTCTTCAAAAAAGTATTTATAAAAAATAAAATAATAAAATGAAACGATTTTTTATTACAATATTATTTTTGTTAATGTCATTTGTTCTTTTAGGGGAAGATTCAGAAATATATAGACATTTTGGAACAGCTAATTTTATTAAAGGAATCAACACTAAAGTATCAATAGAAGCATACATAACAAAAACATTAGTTGATGATTCAAATAGAAAATCATTAATTTCATACAAATATTTATATGAAATTGTCCTTATAAGTCATTCCGTTCATAATGGTAGTGTTACGGATTCTTGGTTAGAAGGGACTAGAATAATTTTAAATGGAATGGAAACCAGTGCAAAAACATACCCCAACGGATTTACTGTACTCGTGAAACAAACCCCAACAGTGATATATTGGTTAGAAATGGATAGTGAAAATCCTAATATATCCCTAAGATGGAATGAAGCTAAATATGAACCAGTTAAATAATTTCAATCAATAAAGATACTAAAATAGAATTTTCAATAGGAATGTTATTTTCTACTATTGGTAGCATAATATCAATATTCATAGCATTTTATTTTATGGTCCAAAAACCAAATAATGATTCCATAAAAGATTATACTAAAGAACAAATCGAAGCACAACAAAAATATTTGGAAGAAAAATTTAAAAACATTGATGAAAAATTAGGTAGTTTTTCATCAGGATTGTCTAATTTAACACTTCAAGTTCAAGCATTAAATACTCGATCTGCTAACAATCAGGGAGGAAACACCTCTGGTGGATTTAATTAATTATTAACGCTCATATTATAGAATTCTATAATATGTAATATTTTATCTAAATTATTTAATTCGATTTCACCAAGTTCTTTTATATATTCCATTGTTCGATTATCATCAAATATTAAAAAATACACATCATCATTACTTGTTAATTTTGTATATATTCCGTTTTTTTCAAAATAGACTTCAACAACTCTATTATATTCTGTTGAATTTGAAAAAAAATTCGCTCCTGATGACCTCCCCTTTTCAATTAAAATTTGATCATATGTATATGCATTAATTTTACCCTTTTCTATAGGAATTATTTGTAAAAACAAATATTTACTATCGATATTTCTCGAAATAATTTTAGATTGGGATTTATATTCGAATTCTATAATTTCATTCCCAATATATTTAACGGTGTCATTTCCAACAATAACATTTAATTTAGATTCGCTTAAATCTCTATTTATAAATCCATTTATTTTATCACCATTCAATAAAATAACTGTACCTTCGACATATTCAGTTTGAAGTTTATTATACTGCTCAACACCCAAATAAATACGATATCTATATGGTTCATTTTGAGAATACACAATAATTCCGATAAAAAGTAAAACTATAGTTATTAATTTTTTCATATATTTATAAATACGAAAATTATATTAATAGGTTACTTCATATCAATAATGTCATCATTTTCTTTATCAATTTTATCTTCCTCATCATCAATAAATTCAATTGTTTTTGCATCTTTCAAAGATGAATTGATAAACTCTTCAATTAATCTTTCTTCTTTATATTTAGAATTAACTAAATCTAACATATTTTCTAAATTATAATCATCAAGAGTATATAATCGAATTTCTTCATTATTTTCAATAATGGTTTTTATATAACCAATATTCCCATCATCATCATTAATTTGTTCATATTCATCAACAATTCTAAATTTCATTTTCATTTTATCAACATATTCTATCCCAACCTTTTCTCTTACTAAAACGATAATATCTCTTAGATTTGTACTAACCAAATATTTAATTTGTTTTTTTGTGTTTTTAATTTCTTTTATCATAACAATGTGTTTTTTAACTCTGCCAAGGATATTTTTTCGTCATCCCATAAATGATCATATATTAGTTCGTGACGTGCACGTGTTATTGCAACATATTCCAAGTTTTTTTCTTGTTGATATTCCCACGCTTTTGCTGTTTGCATTGGTAGAATATCTGGTTTAATAATAAATACTCTATCGGCTTCTAATCCTTTAATTTTATGTACTGTACTTAATACAATGCCTTCAATTTTATCAGTAAAAATACTATTTATTTTATCCTTTAATTCAATCATATCTGAACATGTTTCAGCAATAAATAACAGTGTCATAATTTTATCTTCCAATGCTGAATATCCAGAATGTTCTTTAACATTTAATACTCCCGTTGATTTTACTCTTTGGGCATAATCTTTTAGCTCTGCCTTTAAATTTGCTTTAAGTACATCAATATTTCTTTTTCTTTTAACAATTTCAATTAAAGAATTACCAATATCACTACCTTTAATTATTGCTTTTTTATGTTGGCCTAAAAATTGAAAAAATAATTTAACCAATGGTAACGATTTCCTACATAAAACAAAATCACCGCTACGGGCTTCCTTTAAAACATCACCATTTTTAACTGAACCACGTGGAGCATTTTCCATCGCTTTTAAATCTGGAACTATTTTATTTGCATGTTTAACAACTTCTTTAGAACATCTAAATGTTGTTGTTAATGGCAATGTTATTGTGTTAGGGTATTTTCTAAACCATTCAAATGAATTAGAATCTGATCCTGAAAATCCGTAGATACTATTATGTGTTAATATTCCATCTGCAACATATAATTCATATTTACTAATTTTTAAGGAATAAACATAATCAGAATAAAATTCTTTCGATAATCCGTCAATATTATGATAAGTTGGTCTAATTATTTTATTTGTTCTTTTAGTTTTACCGTGTGTTCTAAGTGTTATGTTTGAGTCATCAAAATGAATCATTTGCATATCATTTTCAATTATGTTACAAGCATGTAATTCAAACATATGATTTCTACTAAAATAATTATTATTTTCTTTTGACCAAAAAGGATATCTAATATCTCTGCCAAATAAATTTAATAGCTTATTTGAATTGTTTAATAATTCTTCCTTATTAATTTTATTATAAAACTTATTAATATAGGTTTGATTAATATTACCTTTCTGATCTCTATAATTAAAAATTAATTGAGGTATTTTATATTCTAACGAATAATATTGTTCATCAGTATATGCATCAAATTTATTATCATATGTTTTTAATATCCAAAAATCATCAGCATTTTCTTGTCTTGCTCTAAATGCTCCAAAATCATTTTTACCGTTCCATAATTTAACAATACCAATTCTGTAATGAATATCTTTTCTCATTAAATATAAAACGTATTTATTTAATGATTCTTTTTTAAATCTAACCATAACTTTATGATTAGAAGTATATAAAGAAAATTTATTGTTAGATGAAACTTTTATAAGATTTTCATTTATTTTTCTTTTTGAAATTTTTTCAACCTTTGGTGCTTTATTTCTTAACCGATCACTAACCTTTCTAATATATTTTCCGACGAATTGACCCTTTTCTTTTCTATTATATGAAACTACTAAATCACCAATTTTAATATCTTCAATATTTTTTTCTGTACCGTCAGACATTAAAATTTTTGTCCCTTTTGGTTGACATTGATGTTTATCACCAACAGAAATTAATCTACCAATAATTTCACCAGTTTTATTATCTTTTTTTAGTATTTTTTTAATCAATTCTTGTTGTGCCCTATTCATATCCTGACAATTGTGTGCAATAAATCCATAATCTTTCGCTTTTACTGTTTTGGTATAGGTTTGGGGTGTTATTATGAAGTTATGATTATCTTCAACTTCCATATCATAAACATTATCTGTTTTTATATATTTCGCTTCTTTCGTAACAATCATACACCCATATTGATTATTATCAAAATTCCAAGCGTTTTGATTAATATTTTTTCTATCTTTAGGACAAATTTTATATTCCATACTTGGGTGAATAAATTGGGAAATTAAATTACTCAATCTTTCGGTATTTTCCTTATTAAACAACAACCAAAAATATTCTTTTTTTGTTGAAGACGATAATTCCGACTTTACTTGTGATTTGATTTTCCACATTTTTTCCATTTTTTCAGACAAATACTCTGAATGTTCTTTACTTTCGGCACACGAATATAATCTTGATGAATAATAATTTGATGATATATTCCCATCATCCATCCAAGCAATAGCTAAAGATTTTAATGTGATATTATCAATAATATTCTTAACATCTTTATATTTATCATCAAAATAAAATCCTTTAGATGTGAATCTATATGCAATTTTATTTGCAAAACCATTTTCTTCAACTAATTCAACATTAGAATTAAAAAAAGATGCTTTCCATTCAATATAGTCTTTTTGTTCCTTTCCATGAATAATCCTTATTCTTGAAATGTTTTTAGATAAATTATGTAATGAACCATCACCTAACATACTACCAATAAATATATCTTCTTGTGGTTCATTAAGTACTCCACGATATGGTTGGTCAGAATAATTAGATAATATTGCATCACCAAATTTTAATTCATCTAATCTTTTCCAGCCATTAAGAGTCAAATATTTGTGGTTTTTTGTTGATTTAATTTTTCTTTTCCCACCAACAACAACTTCATAAATATCTCTTTCGCCGTTACACCAAACTTTTACAATATTTTTCTTTTCGAATGATTTGGTTTGTTCATTAAATGTTTCCACTTTTGGCATTGTTTTACCAGTTTCAAACATTTTAGCTAAATGACCTATTTTTTTCTTTCCGATTTCTGTTGAAATATATTGGTTATGTGGAAAACATTCATCAACAAGTACATAATCTTGTGGAAATAACCATATTTTAGGATCAACAGCAGGTAAAAACACCATATCATCAAAATCATATGTTTTTTTATCATTAATAGACGTTTCTAATATTGATAATACACGATTCACATCTTTATCAGTAAAAATCGGTACATTATATTTATCTGCAAGGTCTGGAATCTTCTTTTTTTGTGTTGTAAGTGTTAATTTACATAATGAAGTTAATTGTTTTATTGATTTTAAATATAATTCCAATTCTTCTTCATACGCAAAATCACTTAAATCCCATTTTTTTGCCTTTGTAGTGATTATTTTATCTATTTTAAATTCATCTAATTCAGCATCCTTATATTTTCTAGTTATACCACCTCTACCAAGACCATGTGATGTATAGCAATATACGTTGTTTGGTAATTTTAATTTTAATTCAGTTTGAATGTGTTTATTAAATGCTAAAAAAGTTATTTTTGAATTAGGAGGTAATAATCTAACAGCATTTACAATAGTATGCGTTTTACCACACCCTGCGAGTGCTTCAATTAATAAATTTCTACTATCAAATTGAAAATATTCTTCTATTTTATTCTGTTCTGCCGTATTAGTAAACATAATTAATTTTTTTAGTTAATTCTTTCATTTCCGAGTATGTCATCTAATTCATCATTAATTTCTTTTTGTGCTATATATAAAAGACTTGCTTCATCTGAAAGTTGGCTTAATATGTTAAATGTTTGAACTATTTTTTCCATATCATTATCACTCAACGTTGATTTACCTTCGTTCTTCTTTTTTTCCATAGATTTAATTATTCCATATATTAAATTTCTGGACATTTCTAAAAACATAAACTTATGTTCTGATTCTTTAACCCCCTCAACAACATAAATATATGGTGCACCTAAATCATTTAATCTTATTTCGTATTCAAATTTATGCATTATTAAACGTATTTATATTAAAAGAACAAATATAAAAAAAAATGACATTAATATCAACCGTTGAACGAAATAAATTATTTCTTAAAGTAAAACATGCTTTAGGATATCCTGTTCGACCAATACAGGTTAATGACGAAATGATGGATTCATATTTAGAAATAGTTATTGAAGATTATTCATCATACGTTAATGAATGGCTTATTCAACAACAATGGGTGGGTTTACAAGGAATAGAAATAGATGATAATACTTTTTTTAATGCATTTACCACAAAATCAAATGATTTTATGCGTTCATTTACTTTTGCATATTCAAAACAAGTTGGTTTAGGTGTCAATGCACCAGCAGCACAAGGGTGGGAATTAAAAAGAGATTATATTGTTACTTCTGGAAATACTCAACATTATCTTATACCTGCTGGTAGAGAAGTAAATGAAGTTCTTTGGGAAACGCCTCCATCAATAGGTGGTGGTTTAAATGATCCCTTTGCATTATCTAATTGGCAATCAGGTAATTTCGGATGGTCATATTTAGGTCGTCCAGCAATGTATGTTCAACCAACATTTTCAGTATTACTTGCAGCACAAGATAGACGTATGAAACAAAGAGTATTGCAATCTGAATTAACATATAGAATCACTGGCCTTGAAGATGGTAGAAAATTGCTTCATTTATATCCAATTCCTGGGAATAGAAACGAAATTCCTGATCGTTGGGGTAAACATTATGCCGGTAGAAAAGTATGGTATTGGTATTATGATACAGATACTTCCGATAGGAATAAATGTTTAGCTGAAAACCAAGATACAGTAAGATTACCATCAGATGTGTCTATTGATATGTTAGATTGGGATAGATTAAATTCTGTAGCAAGACAACAAGTAAGAGATTTACTTATAGCTCAAACTAAAATAGTAATTGGTGGTATTCGAGGATTTTTTTCTGGCTCTATTGGTGCAACCGATAAAGAACTTACTATGGATTATCGTCATTTATTAGATGAAGGGGAAACGTTAAAAACCGAAACCAGAGATAAAATTTTCGATACATTAAATAAATTATCTTTAGTACAATTAACTGAAGATAGAGCAAAAATTGCTGAAAACGTTAACCGCGAAAGAGGATTTCAACCACCACAATATCCTATAATGGCATTTTAATTATGAGTGAAAAAACAATAGAATTTAAAGACATTAAAGAGTTAATCAATTCAAAAATATGGGATGATAGATCAGTTATATCTGTTAAAACTCATTATGATAAAGAAAATGATAAATATATTTCAGAAATAAATTATGGGAAGAAAGCGTAAATTACAATTTACTGATTTAGAAGAAAATCGTTATGGAATTTTTATGACGGATGGTTCTTTTGATCTAGATGTTGAACTTGGTAGACATTTTTTAGATACAGATGTCATATATCAAGTAAATTTCCATAAAATTAATATTATTGAATCAAAAATTGATGATGATGATCCTTACGGACAAGTAAAACCTTCTGACAAAAAATTCTTTCCTCCAATAAGAATAAATGCAATGGTGAATATTGATGATCAAACTCAAAAATTTTTCACCGAAGGTGGTATGGTTCGTGACGATACTGGACCAATACGTATTGGTGTGTATTTAAAAGAATTAGAAGAAAAAAAATTAGAAATAGATAGAGGAGATATTGTTGAATATAATTTATCAGGAGATAGACCACGATATTATGAAGTCGAAAATGCTCAAAATGTAGTAGATACAACAAAAAAAACCATTGCTGGCTTCAGACCATACTGGAAAGAGATAACAGCTATTCCCATCAAGGGAGATACCGTCCCTTTTTTAGTGGGCGATCAATAAAACAAATCATTAAGATGATCATGAATGAATATGGGTGTTTTTTCACCCATATATAATCCTGCAACTTTAGATTCAAAATATTCGACTGCTTCAATATCAAGCATATCTTTCTTTAAAATATTAATACATTTTAATGATGAATAAACAAGTATATATTTTGTTGTAATAGTAACAAAAACCCTTAACTTTTGTTAACAGTCTCTGCTTTGTGCATCTGATCTAAATCAAATATCACTGGACATACTACAATGCCCTCTATCCCCTCCGAAAACTCATTGGGGAATGCTTTTCTTAAGATGTTATACGACCCATTTACATCTGAGTTAATACGTAGTTCTTTACCTTGTGGTAATGTGTTGTTTTTTATTTTATACAATCCCCTCTTACCACTAACCCTGTATCCAGAAAATTTATAATTCTCTTTATTATTCTTTCTGTACACTGGTATAGGATCTAAATTTAAAAAGGATGCTTTTGATGTATAACTCTCTTCCTGTTCTTTGTATTTAATGCCCGCCAACTCTGTTTTGTATTCTAACATCTGTCTGAATTTAGAATAAGGAAGAGTTACAAAATTCTGATTGTTCTTCTTACCCATTTCAGTTTCTTGCTTCCAGCCCTTGTTAACTCCGACAACAATTTCTCCTATATTGTTTTTCAAACAATATTCAACGATCCTTTTTGAATACAAATGCATCCAATAATTAATCTTATTGTTTCTCTTTCTTGTTAATCCGTAAATCTTGTTAGAATAAGAAACTTGTTTCTTTTCTGTGTTATCATCTTTATTGGTAAAATTATAATATGGTAACTCAGATTTGTATTTTGACAACTGCTTATTATAATATTGGTTAATTGATTTTAGTATTCCACCTTTAATCACCATAGGGGACACCCCTTTTTGATTTGTCGTTATGGTTGCAAAATTATTAACTCCTAAGTCTATTGACATTAAAGCATGTTTCTGACTACTGTATTTAACTATGTTTCTATCATAAATTATCTCTACTTTATAATTCTTATTTTTTAATGGTACTATCCTTACCTGTCGTATGGGATATTGGTTGTTAATGTACTTTATTTTTATGTTTGTCAGGGACAACTTCACAAACCCTTTTCTTAATTCTGTTTTGGAAACAGCTTGAGAAGTATAATTCAAAACAAACCTACCCTTCGTTTTGTGTTTATATTTTGGTAACTTTGGTCTACCGTTATATTTTGAAGGATTCTTGACCCAATCTTTTATTGAAGCAAAAAATGATTTCCAGTTTCTGTCCAGGTTTAACAAAACCTGTTGAGAGACTTTAGCAGGGAGCGCAGTATAATCAACTTGATCAAGAAGCATACTATGTAGCTGGTGATATCTGATCCATTCAGCGTTTTGTTTTAAACCCCGTTCTTTTAGTTTAGATGTTTCAATAAACTTTTGTCTCACAATATAATTAGCATAATTATAAAGATTTTTTGATTTAAAACACAATAAATCAATTTCTTTATAAAAAGAATGAGAACGTTTAATTATATGTGATTCAGTTAATAACATTTGATAATTTGGGTATATATACCCACCAATAATAAATACTAATAAAAAAATTAAATTTCAACATTTTCATAAAAAAAACTAAATTATTTTTAATAAAAGTCAAAAGTTTTGTATATTTGTCTACATTAAATATGATTAGATATGATACCATTGATAAAAATAAATTCTTTATCAGGAAAGTAATTAATTATTTTCTGTCTGTTCATTTAAATATCTTTTTTTAATTTTCTCTAATTCTTTTACAATATATTCGTGCTGTTCAGGTGAGGTAATTTCTAATTCTTCTGCATATTTAATATACATATTTACAGCAAATTCAATAAATTCCTTTTCTTTTTTTGATAATGGTGTCACTTTTTTAATTAAGATGAAATACGCAATAGCTAAAAAAAGATTTGAAATTATAGATAATGTAATTAATATCCATAGAATTATTGTCATTAAGGTTGTTTTTTTACCGTCTGCTTAACCATTGAATCTAAATACAAAGATAAATAAAAATTAATAAAAAAACAATAAAATTTGACGTTTTTTTTAAAAAATTTAGTATTTATACTTAAATAACTTTTTATGATTAAACTATCTAAATTAGCTAAAGACTTGAGCGTGACAAAAGCTACAATTTATAACTGGCGTTTGAAAGGTGATATCGAATTTATTAAATCTAAGACAAATAGAAATTTTGTTTCTCTTGAAACATATAATAGATTATTGGGTATTAAAGAACATAAAGAAGAATATGTTATTATTTATTGTAGAGTGTCTTCTTCTGAAAATAAATCTAATCTTGAAACACAAAAAGAAAGATTAATAAATTATTGTAATGCAAAAGGCTATAAGGTTGGTGAAGTAGTAATTGAAATTGCATCCGGTGTTAACGACCAAAGACCGAAATTATCTAAAATATTAAAAGATAATAAATATAGTAAGATAGTTGTTGAACATAAAGATAGATTAACTAGATTCGGATTTAATTATTTTCAATTGTTTACCGAAGTTTTGGGAAAAGAAATTGAAGTGGTTAATAACATAACATCTGAAAAAGAAGACCTTATCGAAGATTTTGTTTCAATTATTACCTCATTTTGTTCAAGAATATATGGAAATAGAAGAAGTAAAAGAAATACAGAAAAACTAATAAAAAATTTGACAAATTAACTATAAAATGCCACAACTTACACAAAAATCATATTCTTTCTATTCTGATAACCTAAATATAGGTAAATATGATATTTTGTATAATAAAGCATTGCAATTAAGAGATTTTAAAAATAACATTTCTACTGAAGTTTGTAATAATCCTATACATTTCTTTAACTTATCTAAATTTGATTGGATAAATCATTTTAGATGTAAATTAAATTCTTGTAATAATCAAGATATTTCTAATGCAATATCAGATACATACGTTGCTTATGAAAATAAAATAAGTTCTTTTAATAAAAAAAGTAAATCAAAAATACAAAAAGAAATAAAATATGCTTATTATAAAGTTAATACAAAAAATAATAAAAAAGGTGATTTAAAAGATAAAGAGATAGTGTTTAAAGAAACTAAATTAACTAAGGTAGTTAGTTATCTTGTTAAATATTATCATGATAAATTAATTGATTATCTTAAAGAAAATAATAATACAGAATTAAGAAATGATGTTTTGTATTATATTGATAAATATGAAAATAGATTACTTAATTTAGTTAAAAATAAACAAAATAATATAATAAATAGTTTAACAAAACATTCAATAACCTTTACTTCATTATCGTTTACTTCTTGTACTGAACAAAAAATTAACATAATAAATAAGAATAAAAACCAAGAATCTCTATATAATTGTTTTATTTCTTTATCAGGACAAAAAACAGATGACGGTAAAATTCATATACCAATAAAATATTCAAGGAATTATCATGGTAATTTAAAATATTATTATAAAAAACCTAATAAGAAAGGACAAAGGGTAATTTCATATAAAATATGTTTTGAAGGAAATAAGATAAGAGTTATATTATCAAAACCAAAATTTATTAATGAAGTTAAATATAAAACAGATTATTATGGTATAGATATTAATGTTAAACATAATTTATTTGTTGATAAATATGGTAATATTATTGATTATGATAGAGATTTATTTAATGATTATGTAAAATTTTTAAAAGAGCTTGATGATAAAAAAACAAGAAAAGAGAAAAACAGTAAATTATCTATAAAAGATACGATTAAACTTACAAAGTTTAAGATTAAGATAACTGATATGCTTAAAAGGAAATCAAGTGTCTTAGTTAAACAAACAAAAGATAAGGGATTTAATCATTTAATACTTGAAGATTTGGGGGTGTTCGGTAAATCATTCACAAAGAGTGATGAATATGAGGGATTTAAATATTCAAGATTGGTTAAATTACTAAATCTATCTTCAATAAAGAATATTGTAAAGAGTATTGGGGATAAGAATAACATACAAGTTACTTTCGTTCAACCTTATTATACATCTCAAACATGTGAATGTTGTGGTAGTGTAACAAGGGATAACAGGAAAGTACAAGAAGAATTTGAATGTATCTCATGTGGACACAAGTCCAATGCGGATACTCATTCAGCTAAAATGATTGAGGATAGGATGGTCTTAGATGTTCTAAGGAAATCGTTGATGATTAAAGAAAAGGGATTATATAGACCAAAGAAATTATCAAAATCCAAGATAAAAAGCCATATAGTTGAGTGTTATGATATTAAGCAAGACAAAGTTTTTGCATAAAATAATTAATAAATTTATTATTATTTATTATTTTCTAATATCATTTGTTTGGGTAAGTTTTCTTCAATTGCTTTTTGTATTTTTTCTTTAATGTTTTCCATAATATGTATTGTTATTTATTATCTATTATCTCCACTTCCTGTGATAACACCACGTTCCATACGAGAATATAATTCGTTAATGTTAATTGTAGCAATTTCGCTTAATGTAAATCCTAATTCTTTAGCACATTGAGAAATGTACCATAAATTTCCCCCTAATTCTTTAGCAATTTCCATTTTTTTCTGATCAGAAATAATATTATTATCATCTCTAATTATTTTTTTTACTTTATTTTGCACTTCACCTGCCTCACCCAACCCTAATGCAGTATATGCTAAACCTAATATTGTACCTTCACCAGCATGTGGATATATTGCTGTTTTAGATGCTAAATCTTGATATTCGTTTAAACTATTTATTTTATTATCCTTCATATCTATTATTTTTTGTAAATTTGTTTTTGATTCTAATGGTTGAATATTTGATAATTATCATGATTTTTCCAATTCATTTTTTAATTTCTATTTTATTTGTACATTTTGTTTGTAAATTCATATTTATCTATTTCCCAATCACCTGATAAGTTAGGAAATTTTTCAAAGAACAATCCAGAATTTAACAATTCATCATATTGTTCTTTAACATCATCAACAATGCTAACCATTGATTTTAATGCTTTATTAATTTCAAATTCTTGCTGAGCATAAAATGTTTCGTCTTTTAATGTTTGTTTTAATTCTTTCTCAATATTAGCATAATCTTCCTTAATTAACTTTTCTATAAGATCAAGTACATATTTTGCTTGATGACCTTTATCTAATTCAATTCTAGAAGTTAGATTATAACCATATGTGATATTTTCTTCATAACTATCAGAAGATGCATAGAATTTTAATGCTTGTTTTGCTAAATTAATGGCATTAATATATGCTTGATAATCAATTGCGTTCATTATATTCCTTAATTACTTGTTTTGCATTATTGATTTCACTGTTAGTAAGAGAGAATTCTTTTGCGTATGGATATTTATTAGGATTTTTTTTGATTTCGGTTAAAAAATACTTACCCTGAGAATCTGCCATTTCAAACGCATTATAAATATTTTCTGTTACATTAGTATATGAATATGTACCACCTCTATTAAAGTGAATATATAGTTTATTTTTTTCTGGAAAATAAGTAGTCATTAATATGTTTGATGATTCAAATATTGCTTCAATAAATTGATCACCAACTTCTCCTTTTGTTTCTTTTTTGATTAGCATTGTCTATCTATTTTTTCATAAATTTATATTATAATATTATATACGTAAAATAGTTCCGACTTCATAGAAAATCCTATGAAATCTTTCTTTTCTTTTTTCATCGAGATCCTAAGCGAGAATAATTCTTAACTCTCATATAAATTTTCATCTTTGTGAGAGTTGCTTTTGATTTTGCATTCATAATCAGTTAGTTATATATGTGTTTTTATATATAATAGTTATAGGGCATTTAGCCAATAACAACAACACAGGCTGATGCAGGAACAATCGCAGAAATATTTTTCCACGTTGGGTCATTTTCAAAATAGATAAAAATTTGCCCTGTCGCTTCACATTGCGTAATCAACTTACCATTTACTGTAACTGATTCTCCATTTTGAAAAGTAATTTTATATTTTTTCATTTCGATAAAAATAAACGCCCTATAACCCTGTATAAATTCAAGTTGGGGCTTGTTAGCAACTTGAAATAGTCGTGTTACTTGCATCATTTTGGCAGGTTGATAGGGCTTCACACTTTAATCCCAACCTGAAATTTATACAAATCGTTAGGCACAATACTACCGACTACCTTCTAATTGGCTCTAAGTTCATATCAACATCGACCCACGATAGAAATGGAGACATATCAAGTTGAAGATTATTATCATTCCACCATATGGTATAATCATTATAATTACACCAACATAAAAAATTATCTTTATTGGTTATTTCTTCTAATTTTTGAATATAAGTTTCAGGTTCACCAAATAGAATAGATTGAGAATTTAATGAAGGATATTGAAGTATTTTACTACCATCAGGTAATATGCCATATAAGTTTGTTTCTGGTATATTAGAACCTTTAGGTAAAATTTTATATAAAAATTCAATATAATTTAATTTTGTAATTGGTTGTTCGCATTCTTCTTTTAATCTGAAAAACATTTCAGAAATGGTTTCATTTGTTTTAATTTTTTCTAATCTTTTCATAATAATTAACGCCACATAACAATGTATATAAGGCATTGCCTCTGTGGTCTTTTTTAAATTTATATTAAAATTATAATCGTTTCATTTTATTAATTTTTGTGGTGCAACGCCTCATATACTCAACGTTGTGCGTCATTTCCTTACCCTGTTCAAATTCTCTATTATCTGCTCAACTACGTCCGTCACTTTTTCAGGGTGAGTATTAAATTTATCGGCTATTGGAAAAGATATACATCTGAGAATATACCTTCCGTCTATTGTTTTATGTAATTCATCACCAATCGGCAACGAACGCACAACAACAGGTATAGCAAATAATTTTACTTGCTGTTTTGCAAATTCAGTAAGCCAATCAATTACTAAATCTTGGTATAATGGTTCTCCACTTAATTCTTCATCGAAGTATTTTTTAGCATTTTCTCTTATCTTATCTTTCATTTTGTTTAGTGTTTCAAATCAAGTTTTCTGCATAATAATCCCTACTGTATGGTCTACTATTCAAAAGCGTTAATTCGGATGAACCCAACCCTATGTTTATTGTTTTATTACTGACTTTACAAAAGTAAATCTTTTTATTTTATTTGTCAAGTGTTTTTACTAATTTAATTTATCACTTATATCCCACAAGCTAAAATCAATAGTATTTATATAAAAAACGTAAAATGGCATTACCAAAAAAGAAACATCCTAACTTTAAATATAATACCAACATCAATCCACCAAAGGTTGGAGATAAGTTTTTACATTATGGTATGGATCGAATAGAAAAACTTATGATTGATACTGATAAAAAAACCAAATATTTACCGAGAACTGTAGAATTGAAAAATTTAGATACAGCAATTTTAGATTATGTAAAAAACGGTAATATGAAATTGGTTCTTGATGGTAAACAAGTACCAACATTTTATTTAAGTAATGAACGTTGGGGGGAGTTTCAAAAAACTTGGAAATACTCTGATGGAGATAAAAACGTTATATTTCCCATAATAACAATACGTAGAACTCGAAAAGAAAAGGGCACTAGAATTGGTGGTCAGGCTCGTGTTGCACAAGGAAGAGTATTTAGATATGTTGATGTACCAATTTCAGAAGATGGTGAAATCATCAATTTAAGATTAAAGATGCCAGAACCAGTAAACGTTGATTTAACATATGATGTTCGATTATTTAGTAAATATCAAATAGATATTAACAAATATGATGAACAAACTTTACGTAATTTTGCGTCAATTCAAGAATATGTTTTCATAAAAGGAAATCCCATGCCAATATTGCTTGATAGTATGGATGAAGAAAATACGATTGAAAATATTGATGGTGATCGATATTTTGTAACATCATACAAAATAAAACTTCTTGGATTTCTTCAAGACGAAAAAGAATTTATTGTTACCAGAACAAGCAGACCTCCACGATTTGGGATATACGTTTAAATTGTAATATAAGTATTGCCTGATAACGCATTTCCACTAGGAAATAATGGTTTTTGATTTTGAAATTTATCAACAGTTTGATTATATGTTTGAGTAAATCCTGTATTGATTATTTCTCTTGCATTAATTGTAGAACCACTCCAAGAAAAAGTTTTATTAATTGGATTTAAAACAATTCCAAAATAATTTCGATTATCTGTAGTGTCTCCAGATAAATCATTATTAAAAAACAATTGAATTTCACCTGTTTTACCATTAAAAAACGATAATGTGAAATATAAGGTAGTAAGACCAGTTAATGTATTAATATAATCGTTTCTAATATATAAATTAGAAAACTCCTTATTACTTGTGATATCATAAATGGTGTTACCACTTGATTCAATAAAGTTAAATCCGTTTAAAAAACCGTTATTTAATTTTAATTGTGAGCTTCTATTTCTACTATCAAATAATGTTAATAAATAAAAACTTGTAAGAATTGGATTTGTATATCCTATATCTGAATTTTTAAAACCAGCAGCAAATAAATCAGTATAATATGTCCCACCGCTATAAAATTCAAAAATCATTGTGGTGTTTCCCGTTGGTAAATATCTAAAACTTTCACCGTCATCCGCACTATTAATTGATAACCCCGTTTCTCTTTCAACATAATCTTCAATATCATCTTGTAACCCACTTAATGAATTATCGCTAGATATTGCAATTGGAATTATAATATCTTTAGTTGGTATTGGTCGTATTTTATATTTTTGTGTTAACATGGATCACCAAAATTAATTGCTTTAGTTATTGGTTGTGTACTTAGAATTTCATTAGCAGTAAATTTTATATTATTAAAAATTTCAGATGTTGTTGGATCATTTAAATCTGGTACAATTTTAATTATATAGTTATCAAACACATAATGTCTTTGATTTATAAAAGGAAATGCGGTGCCTTGTTCCGTTAATGGATCAAAAAAACTTTTTTCTTGTAAATTTCTCCAAACTACGTTACCTTGATTATCAACACGTGTTGCATATACTGGAACTTGGGCAATTTCTTCTACAGAAGTTCCGGTAATATTTACTCTTTCTAATTCATCATTGAAGACGTTTATTTGTATTTGAACAAAAGGGTCATACTTCCATTTTATATTGATATCTGTTGTGCCAGATTTACAAGGCGTATTGATATAATATTCTTGAGTATTAACCTCTGTTTGTGTAAATTCATCTTTATTATATTCAATAACGTCTCCCCAATCTAAAATATCTCCTATATTTAAAGATGTTGGTGTAAAACCACTAATTATTGTGTTACCGCTCATATTAAAAACTTTACGTTCCATTGTTTCCATATCGCCCTCACCATTTAGTTTAGGTTGATATTCAACATAGAAATATAAATCACTTATTGGGAAATATAAACCATCATATTGTTCAGTTAAATCAATATCAACATTAAAATTGAATCCATATCTCTGATCATCGAATAAACTAACGTCATAACCTGCATTATATATTTCAAAACTATCTAACTTTGTAATTATTTCGAACGTTTTAATATATAAATTATTATCTAATTTAGTAAAACCAGTTTGTCCACTAATTACGTTATTATAATAACCAAAGGGTTTTACAAGATAAACATTAAAATCATCTAAAAAGGACTTAGTTATACCCGTAGACGAATTAAAAAAATCAAGATATGAGGTATAACCAGTATCAACACCATTAAGCATAGAAAGATACTCAATGCTGCCATATATACGATAAATATTGGTTTGTTGTCTTTCTGCTTCAAATGTTGCAGCAACATCTAAAACATTTTTAATATCATATTCAATTATTAAATCTTGTTTAGATTCTAATTGAATTTTTTGATTAAAATCAGTATTAACCGCATCAACATTCTTAAATTCATTTAATTGATAACTTCTATTGTCAGACATTTTATATAAAATTCAAATCTAATAATAATTGAATACAATCTGTGTTATACATTCCCTTAAAAAATCTGGGGTTTTCACCAGTTATACCATAAGTGATATCTGTTGCTGCTGATAAATAAATTGAATTTAATTCATTTCTGTTTGGAACGGTATTATTTGCAACATTTCCATCTGTTGGTATTCTATATTTATAATTACCATCTAAATTTAGAGATTCTAAAAATAAATCATATTTTGACACCCCTTTATTTGCAAAACTATTTAATGAAATAATATCTACTTTAGGTACTTCAATAAAATCAGTAGATAATGATTGTGATTTAGAAAAAAACGATGTATTAAATTCGCCAGCAATAAGCGGTTGATATAAACTACCTCCAACAGTAAACCATTCGCCATTTTCACCATTCCTACCATGATAATATGCTGGTAACCAAGGATCGCCAGTATTTTGATCTCGTGCTGTTGATGGTGAAGTATAGTCATAAGTCCAGTTTATTTGAGGAAAATACATGGATAAGTTTAACCATTGACCACCAAAATATTTTGATGTATAACCCAAAGAATTAAGTTCTCCGTTTATAGTTTTTCCTGAAAATGTCCAAGGAAAATCATATTCAAACGATGGTGATGTGCTTCCAGAAGTACCACCAGACGTTCCTCCTGAAATTATATTGATAAAATCAATATCGCTTTGAAAAACCAAATCTTCACCAGCCACTTTAAATGATCCTATAATTCTATCTAAAAATTGTTGATATGATCCACCTTCTTCTTTAAATGTATTGATTGTACCACTATCATCGGGATCATTAATTTCACCGTTTTTTGGCATTCTTGTCATTAATAATTGTGAAACACTATAAAATTTACCGCCTTCAAATCTTGAATATTGTTTTCTCCATAATTCGGATTCTGTTTTTCTATCAGGGTAATTATCTTCATCTTCACGAATACTATGATTTTGTTGAGGAATTTTAAATCTTGTTCTTCCTACATTTGGTGAGTTAGGTTTTATCCATGATTCACTATATGTTTTATCTATAGATATGTCTTCATGTTCAATTATTGCCATACCTAAAAATTCAGTAAAAACACCAATAGAGCTATCATCAGAAACAACTATTTGATTACCTAATTGATCAGTAATTACTTTTCTTCTATTACAAGGTACACTTAACACAAACATTCCGTCTTGAATAAACTCATAATATGAATTTGGATCAATTAAAAATATGTCTTTTTGTGGATTAATAGTATTTCCTGATGTTGCAATATCATTATCAATAACTTCTTGAGTAATTGTGGGATCATATGAATATAATTTTATTGTCACATTTCCAATTCTGTTTGTTCTAAAATCAACATTGTTATTATAATCGGTATAATCATCACCAATTCTATAAAAACCAACATCTTCTCGACTATTATCAGGGTCACCATTTACAGATAAACGACCCATAGTAAAATATGAGCCAAATAATGTGAAATTATTTACTAATTCTGCTCTAATTCTAAAATCTTGTCTTGTAATACCTATTTCAAAATTGTTAGAATCTCCCCAATAAGGAATTACATCTACTGAAATTTCTTGGGTTTCTATGTGGGGTAAATCTTCTAAATCTTGTTTTGGTTTTATAGTTAAATCTGAATTAAAAAAAGCATCGGAATATCCTAATTGAACAATCATATCTGCTGGTGTCATAGAATATGGGCCAATATCGGTAATATCTACACTCATATGAACAGTTTGCACACCCGTAGGCACACCAAATAACATATAATCGCCAGCATCATTAGTTATTGTAGAATATTTATAATATTTTTCATAAACATCTAACCAAGTGTCATTGGTTACAATTTCTTCTTTTGTTGGGAATGAACCAAACGGTTGTTTTGGCTGATAAGCACCGGTTTCAGGATTTTCTTTTGCTACTCTAGGTAGAAGATTATATCTTTTATTGTATAAATTTTTATCTCTTGGTGTTTCATATGGATAAATGGCATAAATTGCTGAATTTTCTTTATCCACATCGGTTATAGGTATAAAAATAGATATTTTAGCATTAGGAATACCAACCCCGCCATTGGCAATAACTCTACCAACTAAAACACCATAATCAGCATTAAAAAATTGATATGCATCTTTTTGACTTATTTTTAATGAAAGAATTTCAAGAAAATTGGTATTTTGTTCCAATTTTATTTTAATGTTCTTTTCTGCTGGATTGTCAATATTAGCATATATTCGCTTAGAATGATTCATAATTAATAAATTAAGTTTTTTTTATAAATACTTATCTACTTAAAATATTGATTTTGAAAAAAAATTGAGTATTTATAAAAAAATATATTATTGGAATATAGAAATAATTATAAGAAAAATATAAAATATAGACAAAATGGCTGAATTTGTATTCACATCCCCAGGCTTAAAATTTAAAGAAAGAGACTTATCCTTTGTAGTTAGAAATGTTGGTATTACCACATTAGGTTGTGTTGGTGAGACTGAAAAAGGACCAGCATTTGAACCCGTTTTTATTGAAGATCAGGGTCAATTTCGAACACGTTTTGGGTCACAAAATATTGAAAAATTTCCAAATGGAGAATTAAGATATCAAGCACCGTATATTGCAAATTCTTATTTAGAAGAATCTTCACAATTATGGTTCACTAGAGTTTTAGGTCTTTCTGGTTACGAAGCAGGTACTGCATGGGCATTAACTTTAAGTGCTGGTGTTGATCCATCTACAACCGGACAAACAGGAAATAACGTATTTACTACAGGAATAACTTTTACAAATAACACTTATTTAGGTATAACAATTAGTAGTGTTGGTGAAACTTACTCGGTATTCACTGGATTTACTAAAACTGGCCCAACTTCATTTGTTGGTATTTACATTGAGTTTAGTGCAACTACATTATTTAATGGTTCTGGTACTGTCGATCAATGGGCATATGAAATGAGTGGTGCATCTTATGCAGAATATGAAGACATGGTTCTTTGTGTCCTTAGATCAAGAGCAGAAGTTGAAGATGTTGTTGATGCTGCATTTATAACTGACTTCTTTGCAGATAACGTTGTTATGATAGCTAACGGAACTAATGTTGGTGTCGGAGATTTATTTGCAGATTTTAGATTAAGTGCAACTTCTAGTGTTGATAGTTCTGGTGAAGGATATACTGTTTCATTAAATCCTAATGATAGAGATTTTATTTCAAACGTACTTGGCACAAGAGCAAAATCTAAAAAGACTAAACTTTGGGTTGAATCTGTTTATCCAGATTTAATTAAAAAAATTGATTCAGAAGGATGGGGATATGGTATTAATACGACAATAATTGACGCTACTTCTGATATATTCACTAATTATAGAGATATATATCAAACCCCTAGAACTCCTTGGGTTGTTTCTGAATTAAGAGGTTCTGAGGTTCAAAGATTATTCCAATTTGTATCAATTTCTGACGGTAATGCTGCAAACAGAGAAATAAAAATCTCTATTCAAAATATTAACATCGCATTAAACGAATTTGATATAATAATTCGTGACTTTAACGATACTGATGACAATCCAAGTGTTCTTGAATCATTCCAAAGATGTACAATGACTAAAGGATTAACTAACTACATTGGTAATAGAATAGGTACTCTTAATGGTGATTATGATGTGAAAAGTATGTATGTTACCCTTGTAATTGATGATGGGGCACCGCAAGACGCATTTCCTGCTGGTTTTGAAGGATATTACATGAGAGATTGGACAACTTCTGCAACTACATCTGTAACTGCTGGTGTGGCTCCTGTAATACTTTACAAAACAGAATATGAAGCAGATGAAAGATTGAATAGAGTTTATCTTGGTGTGTCAGAAACAGCATATAGTACTGATAATTTAATTGCTACCGGTATCAACCAAAACTATTTCAATTTTAAAGGTATAGATATTAATTCAGTAGGACAAGAAGGAATAAAATCTAAAGGTTTCCATATGGATTCTGGTGCTACAGGAACCTATTATGATGGTTTATCATTAATCGGTCAATTTGAAGTAGGTGTTGCTAATTTTCAAACAAATACTGATGTAAATGACCCTAATAATCCATATTCAAATGCTCAAGCGCGTAAGTTTACTTTAGTACCTTATGGTGGTTTTGATGGTTGGGATGAAAATAGAAATGGAAGAACTAACGGCGATAATTATCGTAAAGGAGGTATTTATGATGGCGTTCCTGCTGGTCAAGAACCAACTAACGATTTCCAAGCATGGACTGCCGCAATTAGAACATTTGCCAATCCAGAAGAAGTAACAATTAACGTATTTGCAACTCCAAGCATCGATTGGTCGTTTAATAACGTACTTATTCAAGATACTCTTGATATGATTGAAGATGAAAGAACAGATTCAATTTATATAATTGATGCTCCTGATCTTGAACCAGTTCCAGTGCAAGGTGAAGAATTAGGTATAACAATTGCACGAGATATCACTGGATTGTTAAATTCTGCAAACATTGATAGTTCATATGCTGCAACCTATTATCCTTGGGTAAAACAAGCAGATACTGATAATAATGTGAATGTTGTAATACCACCAACCGCACAAGTAGTTGCTGCGTTAGCGTTTACCGATAACACAACATTCCCTTGGTTTGCTCCTGCTGGTATAACTAGAGGTGCAACAAATGCTAAAGACGTTAAATTTAAATTCTCAGAAGATGCCAGAGGTATTCTTTATGAAGACAGAATTAACGCACTATCTAAATTCTCAAATGTTGGTGTTGCAATATTTGGTCAAAAAACACTTCAAGTTCGTGAAAGTAAACTTGATAGAGTTAATGTTAGAAGATTGTTACTTCAAATTAAAGTTATCATCGCTAACATTGCTATTAGATTGTTGTTTGAACAAAATGATCAAGCAACTATTGATCAATTCTTAGCACAAGCAAACCCTGCTTTAGATGCTATTAAGAGAGAAAGAGGATTGGAAGCATTTGATATTAAAATGGACGATAGTAATAACTCACCGGAATCTAGAGATAGAAACGAATTATTCGGAGAGATATTTTTAAAACCTATAGGAGCTTTAGAATTTATTGGAATCACATTCACAATTACACCTTCTGGTGCTAATTTCGAAGATATATAATAATGAATTAAATTTAAATGTAAATTAAACCACTTATTTCTAAGTGGTTTTTTTTTATTTTAAAGTATTTATAAAAAATAAACTTTAGTTTTAATATTTTTATTATGGCAACAAAAACAGAACTCATAACTTTTATAATTGAAAATTCGAAAGATTTTTCATTTGAGGAATTAGATAAATTAAAAAAAAATGATTTACAAGAAATTGTAGATGCATTGGAAATATATAATGATGAAGTTGATAGTAATGATATTATCAAAGTTAATATAACTGACGATGATTTTGAGGCGATTAAAACAAATCATGGAATTAAACTAACCAAAGAAATGATTGATGATTTAATTTTTAATAATGAAGATTATGGCGATGAAGATAGTTATGTTGTAGAAGAAGTTGAAGAAGAATGGGATTTAAATAAACTATCTCCAAATGATCAAAGATTATATTATCGAACCGGAATAAAGAAAATAACTAAAACAATAAAATATACTAGGTTTAATAATGAAAAACCTAAAATTTAATTAATAATTATTATAAATAAAAACAGATAGAAAATGGCAGAAGTATTAATGGGAGTACCCTTTGAGTATGAACCAAAACGACAAAATAGATTTTTCGCAGAGTTTCCAGATGATGTTGGTGTGGAAGTTTGGAAGGTAAGGACTTTCAAAAGACCTGCAATGAATATAAATGTGGTAGAAGTACCATACATTAACCAAAAAAATTATGTTGCAGGTATATTTAATTGGGAAGCAATGGATATAACATTTATTGACCCAATTGGTCCATCAACATCAAACCAATTAATGGAATGGGTGCGATTACATGCAGAATCTCTTACTGGTAGAATGGGTTATGCAGCAGGATATAAGAAAAATATCCTACTTAAATCTCTTGATCCTACTGGTGTAGAAGTTGAAAAATGGTTCTTGGAACAATGTATGATTACATCAATAGATTTTGGTGATAACGATCAAACTAATGACGAATTGCAAATGCTGACGATCACTGTCCAGCCATGGCGCTGCATCTTGAATTATTAAGAATATTATATTGTTCACATTTCAAAGTATATGGTCGCTAATAACTGTAGCGACCTTTTTTTTACATTGCCCTATCCAAAGGATATTCACTTAAATGTTTTTTTATAAAAGTAAATATTTTTTTATTATGTCTTTTCAAATCATACCAATCAGGTGAACATACTTTATAATCCATCGTTGGGTGTTTTTCATCTTCATATACGATAAAATCATAATATTCTCCATCAGAATCAAAATGATAAGGATATGCTTCAATAACTGCACATTTTGTTACAGTATTAAGATTATACTTTTCGAGCATGTCTGTGGTGATTTTTTCACTCATATTAGTGACGCTTGCACCTTGATTATCTTGAAGTTCACGATATACAAATATGTGTGTATATCCTTCTGGTTTAGTTGGTGAATTTAACTGGAATACATCAATTAAACATTTGGACGGGCTACCAAACCAATTATTATATTCATGTGTAAAATATTCGTGTTTTTTAATCTTCATTTTTCTATATTTTTGTTTGAATTTATATACGAAAATGGATTAAATAGGGTTACACAACAAGACCCAAATTATGCATGTTAATCATTTTTGATGCGTGTTGTGTTCTATCCTTTGCTTCAATAATTTTATAATTATCATTTTTTTCATTTATCCAAACCAAATATGACTTACCTAATTTTATTTTAATATTCTTTTCAAGAATATATTTATATGATGATAATTGAAGAGAATATTTTTCGTGATGACAATCATCTAAATCAGATAAACAACCTAACAGTTTCTTATCTTTTGACATAGACAATTCTTTATTTGTTTTATAATCCCATAATTGAAATTCCCCCGTTGTGACATTGTACACTAACAAATCAATCATTCCACCAATCCCAACTTCAGCATCATAAATAACTAATTCTGTTTTTATTGGTATTAGTTTATTAAAGCAATCGTTATAAAATTTATCAACTAAGGCTTTTTCTTTTAAAAAATCGTTATATATTGGATCAAACCCAAAAGATTTCATAACCATATCTTTAGGATATGGAAAATATTTATTATTAAATAAGTTTTCGGCGTAGTTATGAACAATAGACCCCTTTGTAGTGGCTTTTTTATTTATAAAATTCCAACCAAAAAGTACTTTTTTTGGTGATATTGAATATTCTTCTGATTTATATACTGACCAATAATCTTCATCAAAATCAACTACAAACTTTTCAATAACAGTAGTAACAGAAACCAATTCTCTTCCGTTAACATAATATTTGTGAATATCGTCGTTAAATTTTACTCCGTTGAATTTATAGAATAATTCCGAAGGAATGTTTGGCATGTTTATAATCATAGCCACAAAAATAGCAAAAAAATTAATTAATCACAATGTTTTTTTGTAATATATTTTCTAAATCTAAATTTTGTAGATCAACAATTATTTTAGATAAATCTGCTTCCATTTTATCATATGGATGCACATGTTGCAAAATTGCTTTTCGTATTATTTCCAATATTGCTAAAAGAACATCTCCCCTAACCATTGGGTGTGCTTCTTCAAATATTCTAATACGTTCTTCTTCATCAACTTCTGCTGCTTTAAATTTAGGGATACCATCATGAGAAATTAGTGCAATCTTATCAGCCATAACAACGTTACTACTAACAGTTCCATCTGCATCAATAGTTAATTTTATTGATGATGGATTTGTTTTGTTTAATTGTAATATATCACCAACATCATGTTTACCAGCACGAATTTCAACTTCTCTTTCTCTTAAAATCATATCAGTATTGTCTCTACCGATAATTGCAATATCTTCTTTTTCGGGAAAAACTCCCTTTGCATCTGGAAATGTGGATGGTGCTTTATCTGGTGTTGATTTATATACGTTTGTAGTTGCTAATGCAGTATAAAATGAATTGTTACCTATTTTATGTAATTGAGAAATTACGCTTCCAATATATTGTCTTCCAGCTTGTGGTGTTTGTAAATCAGGAATAAAAACACGGACCACCTCACCAATTTTTGGTAATACATAGAAAAATTTAGGGAGAATAGGATATGCTTCTGGTAAATCAGCATCGGCAATAAAATCATCTAATTTTTCAATTTTTACCTTAATAATACCGCCATCTGTAGGATCATCAATAGAAACTACTCTTCCGTAATACATATTTCTTACAGGAGAATTCTTATTTAAAGTATCGTCCTGAGTTTTAGTTCGTTGTATATATTTCTTATTGTAGGTCATTATTTGTTAAATCACCAATTAAATCAACATATTTAATTTCTAAATATTCTACTTCTTTTAAATATTCGTTGATTTTATTTTTTAATAATTGATCATCATTAAGTAATTTGAAAATTTCTGATTTAATAAAATCATATCTTTCCTTTATTACATTTAATTCGTGTAATGCTTGTGTTGGTGTAGCCATTATTGTATTTGTCCAAATCCTTTAGTTAATGTTATTGTCGAACCAAAAACTGTCACAGGTCCAGAAGGGGAAGCCCCTGCTGCTGTAAGAGTTATACCTGGCGGGATAGCTACAGAAATTAATGCGTCTTCTTGTAAAGCACGTATAATTTCTTCTATTCTAATACGTTCCATTAATTCATCAGGAGCAACACCACCAGAAGGTAACGCACCTACTGGTATTCCAGCTTCGCTTTTACGTGCAATTATTCGGCTTGCAATTTTAGATGGTGATAACCCCGATTTTTGAGGTACACCAGTAAGTATTGCAATTGTAGGCACTGGTGTTGGAGTGCCAATTGTTTGCAAACTTAAAATCTTTTGGAATCCTTCAATAACCGATTCAATATTTGAATAATCTACAGCCATATTTTTTTTATGAAACTAAACCACTTACGGTGTTAAAAACTCTAAATAAACTTCTTATTATACGAATATATGCATCATATTTTTCTTTTAACACCACTTTACTTATAATTACTACTAATTTCATTAATTCTTTTTTTACTAAGTTGAATAAATATTCACTAATTAAGCTTTTAGAATTTTTAACAACACAATCATAAAAATTTCTATTCGAATCAATATCATTAAATGGATCACCAATATTGGTTGCGCCATTATTTTTCAAGCCATTAACCATTGCGAATAAAATTCTGGTTTCAGGTGTTAATGCTGAAACTCTAATTAAATTTTGTAATATTGCATTAATTAATTGTTTCAAAAAACTATCAGTAATTGTAGTAATATTTTTTTGTGCTGGAACATCATTACTATTAAATGATTTGTCTAATAAAGATAAATAATTCAATCCCACACCATATGGATTAGTATTTCCAGTATTTGAATTAACTAATGTTTGTAATTGATTTATATCTATATTGGATATTCTATTACTACATCCGACATCGACTAAATCAACTCCTTCTGATTTTTCTCTTGCTTTTTGTTCGACTAATCTTAATTCATCGGGAGTAAATGATAAATCTTCTGTTTCATTAATTAATTTTTCAATCACAATTTTAAGTTTTTCTTCTGTAACAGCATTTTGAAGATTTTTGTCTTGATTAGCTGAAATTGTACCATAAAGTAAATTTATGATATCAGATGTGAATTCATTTTCATTAATTAATGTCAAATCATCAATATAGCTTTCTAAGAAATTACCAATACTTAAACTTGTATTTGATGGTGTTATAGTAATTGTATCAGAGCCATTGTTATAAACGAGATCTAATTGACTATTATAATTTACTGTTCCCCCATCAGCAACAATAGAATTATATAATTTTTGATCTAAATTATTAACATTATTTGAATATATTAAATTACCAACATCTGAACTTGGGTCTGTTTTTAATTTTTCATAAACATCAATAGAAGATATAGGTAATTCATATCCACCAGAAAAACTAGTTGACGATAATGTTTGATCTGAATTAAACATAACTATTTGTTTTTTTAATTCAGATTTAAGATCATTATTTACGTTGCGAATAAATACAGTCATTAATTCCCCTAAACTTTGCACTAATCCAGCACTACCTACAAGAGTAACTAAAAGGTCAACAAGGAATCTACTTGGGTCTTTAGATCGATTATTAATTGATGAAATACTGTCGGTAGGGTTAGGCAATTCAACACCACTCTCCATAGATTTATATGCAGCAATGGTGTTGAATATGTTTCTTTTTTCATCAATTAAACCCATTTATGATTTACTACCTTCTTTTTGTTGCTTTCTAATTTTATCTACAAACGAATCAAGTTCATCCTTTTCATTAGCAGAAATTTGACCAGCTTTAATTTCAGAAGCATCTCCCTTATTTTTATTATCAACGTAGATACTATCTTTTAGATGTTTAAGTATCATTATTTTCTGGTCTTGATTCTTGCTCAGAATAGTAAGTAATTTAGCAAGTTTATCCCCAACAGCAGCAATTTCACCATTATCTTTAACATTTTTATTCCACACAGTAAATAATGATACTACGTTTGCTCTAATGTTATGTGATTCATTATATACTTCTTGAAGGAGATTATTTAGTGATTCTTCATCACCAAATTGTAATTTTTTACGTTTTGGACGTGCCACAGTTATTTAATTTTTTAATTAAGTGTTATTTTTTATAAATACTCAAAATTAAATTATTCGTCCTCATTGAAAAAATTCTCCTTTTCTAAAAAATACATTTCCTTAAATGGTTTCATTGACATTCTAATTTCTTTAGTGTTTAAATTAGTTTGTTCTTTTAAAAACAACAGTATTTTATTTTTTTGAAAGTTATTAGTAATCTTTTTATCATATTTACCTTCGGGTGTATCTTCCAAGAATAATACATGCCAATATTTAAGTATGTTAATTATTGCTTCACCAACAATTATTTCATTCTTTTTTAATGACTTGTCACTATCAATCCTTTCTCTCATTCTCTGCGTGACAGTATTAATTAATTGTTCAAGGTCATTAGAATCATCATGTAATTCATAAAGATATTCTTTTTTACTCATAATTTCGTTAGAGTAATCTTCCCAAGATAAATTGGTTAGTTTTTCATTATAACTCTTTCTATTATGATCTTTAAAATAATTCCTTACAATTGTTTGACAATAGCTAAAGGCTTTTGCTTTTTGACCATTTTTTATAATCTTGTCAGGATTAAATTTAATCATATGTTCGATAAGATGGGATAACCCATTCACTTCAACTTCTCTTATATCATAGTTGCCTATGTGAATGGGATATTTTCTTAAAATAGACTCCACCATTTTTTGAAATGGTTTTTTTAAAATTTCATTATATATTTTATGTCTTTCTTCAACATTACTATTAAAAATATATTTTAAAAATGCTTCTTCTTCCCTTTTACCAAAATATGGTTTTTTGCTATTTCTGCGTCTTCTATTTTGCATTCCATACTCTAAAATATTATAAGGATTATTTTTGTTCAACTTCCATTAACGACAAATCAATAACTCTGTCAGTAATGAAATTTGCTTCTTTTTTAGCAGTATCAAACCAAAATTTTCTTTCAGGCATAGGCATAGTTTTACCATATACATCAAACAATGACCCTACTCTATTACTAATGTGTTTATACATTATTTTAGGGATTGAAAATATTTTACCACCATTATTTAATACTCGATACAAATATTCTAAAGTAAAGGTTAATTTGATATTTGTTTTTAATTTTCCATATGAAACAAACTCTTCTTTTTTAAATATTGCACCAGTAAATTTAAAGTCAGTAACATGACTTAATACCGTTGTATTCATAAACCCTAACGTTCCATTTTCACCAACATAATTTTTAGCCCAAGGCTGTTCATTAGTTATTTTAATTGGTTTGTTATCTATTGTAGTTTCGATCATAAACGGCAATAATAAATCAACATCAGGATATGCTTTAACATATTTTTCACCTACATTAAAATATGAATTACTCACTTGATCATCAAATTCTAAAATAGTAAAATACTCAGTATTTACTAATTCAGAGGCTATATTAACTTGTGATTGAAAATCGGTTTTTTGTTCATTAATTATAAATTCATAATTTAAACTCCCATCGATTGAATTAACAATTTCTTGAATACCATCTTTAATTGATGGAGGTAAAACAATCAATACTTTTGGTAAGTAATCAATTTTTTCTTGTTTAACAAGACTTATAAGCGCATCAGTAAGATATTTTTTTACTTCATTGTTTATCTCATGTACGGGTATAATTACTGTAATATTATCCATTATTTTTTTCTTTTACTTCTTTAACATTATTTTCTTTTGCTTGTGTAGTTTCATATTCAGCGATTGCTTTTTCAAGTAATGATTTTCTTTCTTGAATAATTGCTGAATAATAATCAGTCAACTGTTTAGTTGAATTTTCTTGAGTATATTTGCTTGCTACATTTTGCATAGACTCATAAATATTTTCATCTATAGTGTCATCTAAAAATTTAGTAAGTATATCACCTAACATTAATGGTAATTGATAAATATTATTGGTCCACATACCTGTGTTATCAACAATTTGTCCTTCATTATTAAGTAAATATTCTGGTGCAAAATCAGGAACAATGCCAACGGGAATACTACCAGATTTCATTGCTTCTAATGGAAATGTACCAAAAGAAGATATTCTATCAATCCATAATGATGCGAAATTTTTTCTCAATCTTTCTGCAAAATCAATTCTTCTTAATGGAGAAGGTGGTTTAGATTCTGTCATCATAGGGTCAAAAGTTATCCATTGATATTGAGGAAATTTAGAGTAAAATAATTTAATTACTTTAGCAATATCATTAGGATTTCTACCAATTACAGAAATAACTGGACGTTTAGGCATATCAGTGTCATTATTAAAATAATTAGGAATACCAACATCATAAACACCAACCTTAAATTTTTTCGGACCATAATATATATTAAGAGCATCTTTCATACTTTTTGATGTAGTAAGAATGTTTTCAATACCAAATTGACTCCAATCAACACTAAGAACTAAACTGTTTAACATATAGTCTATTGATTGTAATAAACCAATTCGAATACACCCTAAATTTTTAGTTTGTTCCATGACATTGGAAAATACATCAGGAATAACTAAAACATCTTGTGGTCCAACAGTAAGTTTAATTTTATCCATTGATAAATGTTTAATCTGAGTAAGACTTTTATCTACAAATTCTGGAACTTTAAAATCTTGTGAATCAGTAAGCATTGTTACATCATATCCCATGTTTTTAGCTACATTTGCATGAAAATAAACCTCATATACTGATGCAGATGGTTGGGGTGAATTAACTACTGCAAATAAAAATTTAATTTCTTTTTTATTTATTTTATTTACAGCAAATTTAAGTTTATCTAATTGAGATAATTCTTGATCTGTAATTTTTATTTCGTTTTCTACCATTTTATTATTATACTTTTATTAATTTAATTTATTATTCTCTGTTTCAGGTTCAATATAGTTAATTAATTTTTCAAAATCTTTATTATTAATTAAATCTACAACATTCATTATTGAAAAACTAATATTTTCTTTTGATTCATTATCAAGAGAAACAGTATCTAGTTCAACATTGAAATTATATGGTCGTTTTACCATTATTGCTGTTTTATTTGTCGAATCTTTAGGTTTTGCTGCAATCACTTTAGGATCAGTAGTAATCATAATATCAGCAATATTCCACATTTCTATTTCGTTCTCCATAAAATGATAATGTTTAAAACGTGGTCTTACTTTTGATAAAAAAAACAATGTCGGTGGAATTGTAAACCAATTCTCTTTACATATGATTCTAATATCTGCAAAATCCCTATATTTTGTATAAAAACTTTCAACATCAACATCAACATTTCTATATATTTTTTGTGCATTACCAAAAATTTCTAATAAATAATCTTGATATAAAAATTGTTTATAAACATCAATTGCTTTTTTAAACTCTTTTCTTTTCCTAAATGCCATATGATCAACAGGTGCTTCGCCTGTTTCTGGATTAATTTGATATTCAAGTGGAGATATGTTTTCAGGTAAATCTTCATTTAAATAATTTATAGTTTCATTTACATCTTCCCAATGAAAATCTTCCCAATAATCTAATGTAAATTTACCTTGATCAGCTAATTCATCTCCAAATTCGTTAGCATAATACTTATCGAACTCTTGAAATTTTGCTCTAATAATTTCATCTAATTCAATTCCTATAATTATTTTCTTTTCTGTGTCCATATTAATTAATTTGAGGTACAATTATTGCTTTATCACCTAATGTGGTAATTAAAACATTAGATATTTCATTAATTCCATCTTTTAAATATATCGGATCAATGTTAAGATATAATGATTGGTCTTCTTCAGTTATGAAATCAATGAAATCTTTCAACATCATTTTTTTTGGTGTTAAATATTCATCTCTTTCATCAATATGTTCGGAATATAAATTACCATCAAAAACTAAAGAAATACTAATAGGACATTCAAATATTTTTTGAACTTCATTCATATGTTTTTCTAATTTCTCTTTGATTACCCTATTTTTTAATTTATGTTTAATCATATCAAGATGTTCCTTTCTTTGTGCTTCATTCCATTCTTGTTCATTTTCCATGATCTTTATTCTCGTTAATATATTTTTCTATTAATTCTTCTAATTCGTCCATTTTTAATCTATGTTCTCTTATTAATTCGGGTTCTGTAATATATTTAGGATTGATACATTCTACTCTAGAATCGTTCCAAATAGGAAGCGCGATTATTTCACCAATTATTGGTGAATTTAATTTAATGTTATTCATTACACCATGTATAAATGTGGGTATATCAAATTTATCTACATTTCTAACATCAACATAATAAACTAAAATTAGTTTATCGTTACAACAGTTGCTTTGTTTGTCCGTTTCCATTGTATTTATTGTTATTTTGTTGCTTCCTTTTATAAAAAAATCGTTAACATATTTGTTATACGAATTCTTAATTAATAATCTTGATTTTTTTATTTTTTTTCTAAGTATTTATTTTTAAATAAAAAGATATTTATAATTTTTTATAATTATGGCAAAACAAAAAACAGATCAAGAATTAGATGCAATTGCAATGAAAACTGCAATAGATCGATTTAAAAAAAGCAAAGAAAATAATGGTGATAGTGAAAGTAATAATGT